CATTACTTGATCCCCTTCTCGACAGAGGAATACTTCAAGTAGCCAACCCGGTCGACGGTTTCACCGTCGACCGTAAGCCAGAACGTAGGTGTGTTTGCATAGTTGTGATCGTAGCAATAGGCTACCTTCCACCCTGCGGCTTGGAACAGCGGTGCTTCGCACCGCTGCCAGCAAACCGAATCTCGGTTTGCTGACATGAAGACAACCACCTCCGGTGGTTGCTTCTGCTTCGGCTTGTCGCTCGGGCTGGGTGTCGGGTCGTTCTTCGACACTATGCTGTCCCCAGTGTCAAACATCTCCAACCCATGCTTTCCGTCATAGAAAATCCACGAACAGACGCACAGAACGACCGCGCCGATCCCTAAAACCCCCATCGCTATATCCCCTGATTTTATTCTCATACGTTTCCCGAAGCGTCTAATCTTATGAGATTACCTAATCCACACTACCGTTAATCATTGCGATTGTCAATACGCTCGTGGTAGGCTCGGTAGGCTTTTATCACAGGAATTATCGCAGGATGCCGCATATTGCAGTCTTCAGAGAACTCTTGTACTCCAACGCAATCGAGGTGCTTGACTGCTTCGATGAAGGGTCTTAAGCCGAATGATCGTCGAGTATCCTGCTCCGCATCTCCGGCAAAGACCATCGTAGAGCCGATCCCCAATCGCGTGACAACAGCAAGGAACTCCTCGCTATTGAGATTCTGGCACTCGTCGACAAACACCAAGGCGTTCTCGAACGTCGCCCCTTGGATGTAGGGCAATGGTCGAATCTCGACCAACTCGCTCGGCAGTCCTAACTTGCGAGCGATTTCCATCACCGAATCGATGTACGGGTTCATCTTCTCTTCGGCTGTGCCCGGCAAATATCCCATCCGTGATCTACCCATCTCAAGGGGAGATCGAATGAACACAATCTTTTCGATCCGCCTAGCTCGAATCGCCTGCGCGCCCCAAGCCATCGCCGCGAACGACTTTCCTGTTCCGGCGGGGCCGACAAACAGGACTATCGGTTTATCCTCTAGCAATCCCCAGGCATCCAGTTGGCTTCTGTTGAGTTGGAACTTTTTGCGAGGGGAGTCGGCGAATTTCGCGGCAGGTGATTGTGGCTCGTCCTGAGGTGCTGTCTTGCGTCTAGCCATTGTAGGCTTTCTAGGGTAAGAGTGTCGGGAGCAAGGCTTTCCCCATTGTAGCAAGGCATCGCCAAAAAAGAAAAACTTGACCAGTGCGCACGCCGGGCTTCCCTCCTGATTCCCAACCAATATAGAGTTGGTTAAGCAGGATTCCCCGCTAGGGGGATACTGGTTGTCTTGTGGCCTTTGGTTTAGGGTTCTTCCGGTGTTTGGAACCACCGGCAGGGTTGTTGGTTTATTCTTTATCAGATTATGACCACGGCGTAGCCCGTTGTGCAGGATCAATCACCTGCCCGTTGCGTGGAAACTGCCCAGAGGGCAGTACCCCTTTCGCCTAACCAAAATTTACCCCGACTGCCTGTGTCAGTCGGGTAGCCTGCCCTTCGTATTAAGGAACCAGCATTGAATTGAGTACGAATATCCAGCAGTTTGTCCGCAAGAAAGAAACGTATTTTTTTTTGTCGAAACGCGAAAAGACTGGCGGGAGTTGCAACTCCCGCCAGTCACGTTTCTTTCTTGCAGTTCGCTTATCGTACACAGGCACTCCGAGGCTTTCGGCATCACGCCTATTCGCTCCCTGTTTAGCAGTGGCCCTACAATCCTTTAGGGATCAGGCCAGCGAGCCCATCTAGCCACCGAGTCGGCTCTAGCAAGATTCCGTGAATTTTAGCAAGTAGGCAATAGCCTGTCAATGGGTTAGATTATTTTGGAAAACGATCCGCTCTTGAGCGTAGAACCTTTCGCTGTTGATGTTTTGTTTACAACTAACTGGAGGAAAACATGCCGCTATACTTTTTGAGCAGACGTGATTGCAGCTACGACGAACTACGACAAGTCGTAGTTCGTGCTAAGAACGAAAAAGAGGCGCGTGTACTCGCCTCTGCCTACAGAGGCGACGAAGGTGAAGAGGTTTGGCTTGACGAGAGGCAAAGCATTTGCGAAAAACTGCAAGTGCGAGGCAAGAATCGAGTTATTTGTGTTGATTTTTACGAAGCGTAATCTACATTTAAGGGCAAAATTATGACCATTGACAAAGCAACTGAATCTGGGTGGCGACCCGTCACCAAGCAGGATTTAATCGATATCATAGACAGCGGCAAGCCGCTGTCGGCCCGCTTTCGGGATGCTGAGAATGGAGAATGGAAGTGCGACCTGCTTGTCGGATTCCAAATTATCCAAGGCAGGATGTGGTACACGAAATCAACGAGAACCAACTGGCAGCATTGTGAAGTCAAGCCTGTCGTTCTTCGAGATCCGAAGTTTTCGGATCTCGAAAACGGGCCTATCGAGTGCCTAGTCTACCTACACGGAGAAAACCATACTCCAGAGAGGGGCATCTTGGTTGGTATGCGATACCATCCAAACGAGCGGAACAAGACTGGGTTGGTGTACCACGTCAGTCGACAGGGGCAACCAGAAGACGGTACTTCCTATAATGTTAGCTGGTGCGTCAAGGTGGTTGATGGTGGCGTAGCATTGCTGTCTCCGACCACCCAACCTGCGCAAGCAGAATTGACCACCGACGACGACGATTGGCGAACGCCGACTGCGGAGGATTTGAAAAACGGCCCAATCGAGTGCGAAGTGCGAGATTTTCATGATTCTGTTTGGGAGAAGCGAAAGCTGCAACGCATCAGTTTGGACGCGAATTTTCCGTATCGAACTGCGAGTTGCGGTTGGAAGTTTTGTCGGATTCCCAAGTAATCCTTGCCAATCCTAGCGATTTTCGCTAGGATTGGTCACATGAGTACCGAGTCTGAGACAAATCCAAACGTCTTTACGCCTGACCGCATTTGGCAGGCGTTTTCTTGTGCGCTGACGACAACCAGCGATCCAGAATTGGCCGCCGCTCTCGGTATCACTGAGGGTAAGCTAAAAGACTGGAAGCAGAATGAACCAGCTTTCTATCGAGCCATCATAGCCGCCCGGAGAGCAGGAGCCGACAGCAGAGGCGGAAACGGTCTTATCGCCCGTCATGTGGGAAACTCGCTTCCGAAGGAGCTACGCGATCTCTGGGAGGAACTCTCCGAGGAGAAGTCTGACCGCGAAGCGGTCATGTACAACCTCGCAACGCGAGGGGACTTCGACAAACAACGGTTGCTCGTTCACGCTCTTAGCGTGACTCGCTTCGATCTGAACGCCTGTTGCCAGATGCTTGACATCTCCAAGGCCCAGTTAGATAAGTGGGCCAAGGACGATCCCCGGTTTGCAAAACTTTGGGATGAAGTCTACTTCCAGAAGAAAAACTTCGTCGAATCAAAGCTCATGGATCTAGTCGAAGCAGGCAATGCCAAAGCAGTCATGTTCGCCAACGAACGGCTTAACCGAGAGCAGTACGGGCAAAAAATCGAAGTCACCGGACAGATTCAGCACGTCCACGGGATCATCGACTTTACCAAACTGGACTTGGACGTAGATACTAAGTCGAAGATCCTGCTCGCTTGTAAGCAAGCAGGGATGTTAGATATGGACGGCTTGATGATCGAAGATAGTCAGACCGTTGAAGGGCAAGTTGTTGAGGCGGCTAGACAGCTACCGGGGCACTAATCTTCGGCATCGGATCGTAGCCAGAGAGTTCGAGATCCTCGAACGTATAGTCCCAAAGGTTCTCTCGCCAAGTCTTGATTTGTAAGATCGGCTCATTCCTTGGGGTGCGGTTCATCAACTCCCGCACTGCATCTTTGTGGTTGTCATAGATATGCGCATCGCCAAGCGTGTGCGTAAAGTATCTCGGGATCTTCCCGAGAGTCTTTGCTGCGAGCGACAACAGGAGCGAGTAGGAAGCGATGTTGAACGGCACTCCGAGGAACATATCGCCAGATCGTTGATATAGTTGCAGGTCGAGGAATGTCCGGTTAACGTGAAAGTGAAATAGGGTATGACATGGCGGCAACGCCATATCCGGGATCTCCGTAGGGTTCCAAGACGATACGACAATCCTGCGACTCGCGGGGTTGTCTCGCAATTCACTCATCGCCCATTTGATCTGATCGACCCCGCCGAAGTCTCGCCACTGCTTACCGTAGATCGGGCCGAGATCACCGTCCTCGGAACACCATTCGTCCCAAATTGAGACACCCTTGGCTTGTAAGGACTTGACGTTGGTTTCTCCCCGGAGAAACCAAAATAGTTCCTCGGCGATATGCCGAAACGGCAATCGCTTGGTTGTAAGCAGAGGGAATCCTCGTCGGAGGTCGAACCGCATCTGAGCCCCGAAGATGCTGGTCGTACCGACACCGGTACGATCCATCTGTTGCGAACCGTAGGCGAACACCCAGCGAAGCAGACCGAGGTAGCCATCTTCGTTTTCCATCGCGCGGCTGGGATAATGATCTTTGAGGGTCGGCGCGGGGACGTATTGAGGATCGAGCATCAGCAATCCCATTTCCTGAGTGATTTGTTGATCCGAGAATTGGGGTCATTAGCCGTTTCAGAGGAAGTGTTCTTCTTGCGCATTCCCTCCATCCTACTACAGAAGGACTTCCGCCTCGCAGCCGCCTTCGGCGACCGCTTGGCTTCCTCCTTCGATACGGGTCGCTTGAGATCCGAGCCGGGATTCTCCCGTTCGTAGGACTTGCGACCTGCCTCATTCAAGCCGCCCTCTTCGTTCTTCCCAGACTTTCGCTGCCAACTAGCAGATTTCTTTTTAGGCATCAGCAGGCTCCCATACAAATAAGAACAATCAAAATCAGCATCTGAGCATTCAGTAGGATCACCCCGCCTACCAAAGCCAAGATAATCAGCACGCCTACGATGTCGTCAGTCATTAGAGTTCACCCAATCGTTTGCGAACAGCGTTGGCCCTACTATCTGTAGGCCAATAGCAAAGGACAATATTATGCCTATTGATTTGCCCCAATAAACGCTCAAGGGCCGAGTCCCCAATACCCGCTGCGGATTGTGGACTCAGCCCAAGAGCAATCTCTGCGATTATACTTACCAGTGGGTCGTCGTCAATAAACAAATGCACATTGCATTGTCGGTCAAGATCAGCGAGCGCGGCGGTCGCCCCACGAACTAAGCTCGCCATCCTATTGCGGATTTTGCAGGTTCCCTGCAATTCCGCAACCCATTTCCTGCTGTCTGGATGGGTGTTTGATGCCCACTTGGTCGCATCCGCAGTCACATAGATGGAGTAGTCAACAATCATTTAGGGTTGAGAGCTTTCTCGATGGCTAGTTTCTTCTCCGTCTCAATCGCTTTCCGTTGGATTTCGGCTTCGATCAGGTGGTCGTCTGATTCGTACTTTGAACACCAATCATCGTGCCGGACTCGGGGGAACCCAGTGGCTCTGGGGGGATTGTATCTGCATTCGCGGGCTTTTCCGTCACCTGACGAGAACCGGCAGAGTTTGCACGCTTTCGGGGGGAGTTGTTTGCCGTCATTTTGGAATTTGCTGTGTGGGATTGGCATGCTTCTTTGGGGGTTAGGATTTCTAGAGACTTCACCGCCGCGCGGAGAATCGTGTACGCTGTCATGTTTTCGTCTTGATCATTGTTGTCTGCGTATTTCCAGCAGGCAATCACAAGGGATCGTCGGTCTTTCCGAAGAACACGACCGAAAACCTCGAAAACGATATGCTGTTCGCCCTCGGAGTGGTCGTCAAAGACCACACGCACTACGTCTCCTAGATTGCAGTTCTTGTTTATTTTGGACATTTTCCACCTGATTGTAGGAAATTGTCATTGCAACAAGACAACATCCCGATATGCTACTTCACATCAGTTTCATTCCATAGGAGGCAAACCATGACTGATTATAACGAGGCGTATGATCTCGCCAAAGTTTTCGCGATTGTGGCAGCAAAGAAGTACCGAATTGACATCGACGAAGCCGTCTCGGACGGCTACTTAGCAGTTTCCGAAAAACTCACCAAGTTTGACCCAGAAAAGGCTAAGCTATCGACGTATATCTATATGGTGGTAACCCGCCAAATCATCACGACTTTGCGATCTCGCAAAGTCCGATCCTGCGTCAAGAACAACTCTGAGGCAGTGTGCGATGGTGCGGTGGCTACCTACGAAGGAAATTCCGACGATGATTCATCGGTGGTGGTTCGGCTTGCCTTGGATCTTGCCGCTAGCGGCAAGAAACACAAGACGATTCGCAAGAGTGTTGAGAACGCTCTCGTCGAAGCGGGTTGGGGCAAGAATCGAATCGCCGAAGCATTCGATTCTGTTCTAGAGGGGCATAACTAATTACTCGATATCTAGCAATCCTGTTGCTTGTCGCAACAGGATGCACATCAACTAAACCCCAACACTACGAAATTATGGAAATTGGCTATGGCAGGGCTATCAATACTCCGATATCCGAACGAATCGGTACTCATCGGAAACGACATCAAAATCACTGTGCTATCTATCGGTCGCGGGAATCGAATTCGCCTCAAAATTGAGGCTCCTAAAGAAGTACCGGTGCTTCGCGAAGAGATACTCACACTTAAAAAAGCTGGGAAGGCTCAAGGGGTGCGAGGATGATCGTCGAATTCCTGATTGCCGTGTTTTGTGGACTCGTAGTTTGTGCAGTGGTCGAGATTGCGGGTTGGATTATATCTGAGGTGCTGTCGGCACTAGAGGAGGTGAAAGATGAGTAACCAAGGTTTTCGAGGTGTTCCCGGCATACCGGATGGGTGGGAGTTACTGGCGATACGACATGCTGAGTCCGGCGAGTGGTATATTGAGCCGACCCGCAACCTGCCTGCATTAGCGGAGATTCGCACGACTTACAAGCGTCCCATCATCCGCAAGATCGAGACTCATAAAAAGTACCGACAGTTTGCTAATAAAGCTGAGTACGAACCGCATCGCAATCGCTGGTGGAGATGGAAAGACCCAATTGAGCCTTGCGACACAACTTTCCCTCCGATTGGATATGGCGAAAACGGTTTGCTGACTGCAACGTGGGAGCAGGCGTTTCAGGGTCGCGTTTTCGATGACGGCACTCCCTTCGGCGTGGAGATTCAGGATGACCAATAGCCCCAAGCACACCCTCTTTCCTTATCAGGAAGAGGGCGTAGAGTTCATGAATGCCGTTCATGGCGGCATTCTCCTAGCCGACGAGCAGGGACTCGGTAAGACTGCGCAGGTTTCGACCTTGGCGTCCCGCCAAGGTCTTTGGCCGTTGCTTATCGTCTGTCCAGCTTCCCTCAAGGGAAACTGGCAACGAGAACTCAAGATGTGGGCAGGGGTTGAGGCGCATGTCATCGAGGGCAAGTCGCTTGCGACTTTGCCCGAGACTCTGCCGCCTGCTGTCATCGTCAACTACGATATCCTCTACGACCAGCGGCCCTTACTGGGCCGCTACCAGTGGAAGTGTATCGCCTTTGATGAAGTACATAACCTTAGCAACCGAACCAGCAATCGAACCAAGGCGGCTAAGTATCTTAGCCGAATGACGACTAAGGTGATCGGGATGTCCGGCACTCCGGTTATGAATAGACCAGCCGACTTCTGGCCTATCTTGAACATCATCCGACCTGAGCTATTCCCAAGCTGGCAGGCTTATGCTACTCGCTACTGTGATCCGCGAAAGACGCATTGGGGCTGGGAATACAAGGGAGCCAAGAACCTCGAAGAACTGCATGAGAAGATCAAACCTTTCATGCTTCGGCGACTCAAGGCCGAGGTTTTAGATCTCCCAGAGAAGAAGATGATCGTCATCCCGTTACAACTAGATGACAGAAGCGAACTCGATGCCGCCGAGGAAGATTTCCTTGGTTGGCTAGCCCAAAATACCAAGTATGGCAGTGTTAGTTCTGCACAGAAAGCCGAAGCTGTCACACGGCTCGGAGTCCTACTCAGGCTAACCAGTAGGCTAAAAGCACGCGCTGTGGTGGATTGGTCACGAAAGTTCTTTCGTGACAACCCTAAGGAAAAGTTGATTCTTTTTGCGGTTCACACGCAGATGGTCGATGTTCTCAAGCGTAGAATCTTGCCGGAGAAGAATGTCGTCGTCATCGACGGTTCGACTCCGACTAAAAAACGTCAGGGCATCGTAGATCGGTTTCAGACCGATCCGCAATGTAAACTGATGGTAGCCAACATTAAGGCGGCGGGGGTAGGCTTGACGCTAACAGCGGCAAGCACTATTGCCAACGCTGAGATGTGGTGGACACCAGCAGTGATGGCTCAAGGCGCAGATCGCGTCCACCGCATCGGCCAGAAAGAGGATTGCGATATCTATTATTTGGTCGTCCCGGAGACGGTCGAAGAACGTATCTGCCAAGCAATCCAGACTAAACAGCAAGTCGCAAATAGCATCATCGATGGCCGACAAGCCGCGACGATGCCCGTATTAGATCTACTCTTATCCAAGACAGGAGGACTATTAAGTGGCAAAGTACGACCTGACAAAGCCAAAAGTTAAAGCCTTGACAGTCAACCGATTGCCCGAGCGATTGGTTGTTGGGATTAAAACGCTTGCAATCCAGTTGGATTGCACAGTCGAAGATCTGATGACTGTCATTCTGGAAAGAGCATTGGCCGATGGCCAAAAGCTCTTTGTACCGGTACAACGGCTCAAGAAAGCTAGGAAACAAGAGATTGAGGATCGCAGGAAGCTGCGAGCCTCGATGGAACAACTACAACCGAAACTCAAACAGCTAGAAACTCAAAATGGATAGCATCTTAGATACGGTAGGATACGCAGAGTTCGTCAAAACAAGAGTCAAAGACCCCACAGCAATCGCAGATAATCTGCAACGCAGACCCAGACAAATTGTTGGGATGCTCCACGCTGTTCTTGGGATCTCTGGCGAGGCGGGAGAGCTTTTGGATGCGATCAAAAAGACCGCTATCTATGAAAAAGAACTCGACATCGCCAATGTCATTGAGGAGCTTGGCGACTTGGAATTCTATCTGGAAATGATGCGGCAAGAACTTGGGGTGTCGCGACATTTCATCCTAGCCCAAAACATCGATAAACTCCAAAAACGATACCCCGACAAGTACACCGATCAACACGCGATTGAACGCAAGGATAAAATAGATGCCACTGCTACCACCTGAACCAGATCAACCAAAAACCGAATCTCCTGCTGTCCGGCTTCGCCGGAAGCATATCAAGGTCAGCGGGGGCCAGTACAGTTCGTTGAAGGACTTCAACGAACTGCTCAAGACCTATAGCTATGCCGACATCGACAAGATGCTGACGTGGCTGAGGAAACAGCCTGAGTCAGTCAAGAACATTCCCAGTTCGCTACTACGGCACAAGTACAAAGAACTGCTTTCGCAGCAGAAGAATGCCTTGGATGACTATCCGATCTCCGAGACGGCCAAGGCAGTCCTTGGCCGTTTGGAGAACACAATCGAACCTCAGTACATCCAGCATTGTATGGATACATACGACGCTTTTGTATTATATCTGAAACAAAAGACCGGAGTAGCCGAGACGCTAGTGACTCACTTGCCTCCATCAAGCGAGTTTGCATTTCTATGGTTCGAGCGAATCTGCGGATCCTTCTCGCAGAAGTTCCGCAAGTTCGAGGTCAACCATCCGAAGTTCCAACAATTCCTGCATGGAATTGCTAAGAGCCAAGGTGAATCACTACCTTTCGTCCGATTGATGAACGAATATAATGACACCAACGGATCTGCTTCAAAGGCATAACATATCGGTCGCAGGCCCAGACGACCCTCACTATCGTCTGGGCTGGACAAATACCAAGTGCCCGTTTTGCCACGGACATAAGAACCACTTGGGGATCAAGAACGACTTCTCTCGCGCCAACTGCTACAAGTGCGGAAAGAAAGACGTTCTTTACGCACTCCGTCTACTTACCAGGGAAAACCTCGATGAACTCAAGCAAATCCGAGCTTTCGCTACACCAGATCGTAGCGAAAGCGTTGCCCGGTATGGAAAGTACACACCCGTCTCGGGCCTTGTTGCCCTTAGTCAACGAGATCGAGCGTATCTGCATGACCGGGGATTGGACGCTGATGGAAGTGTAGAGCGATATAAACTTAGATCCATCGGCCCCTTTTCGGGAGTGCCCAAGGGAATTTTCATTCCGATTACGTTTAACTGGGAACCCGTCTCTTGGACGATCCGATTCCGAGAAGCCGTAGACGGACAGCGGTATAAAACCGCTTCCGATAGCCAGAAAAGTATGTCTGAAAAAGATATACTTTTTGGCGCAGAGACTTGTACCAATACGATCATTGTGGTAGAAGGGTTCTTCGACATGGCGAATATCGGGGACGGTGCTGTATGCACCTTCGGCTTAGCATACACACAGAAGCAGGTTCAATTGATGGCAGGATACCCTCGTAGGGTAATCTGCTTCGACAACTCGCGGGACGCGCAGCAAGTCGCTGCGCGGCTTGCTAGCGACTTGGCAGTGTTTCCAGGGGAGACACTGCAAGTGACTCTCGACGCAGACGACCCAGGGTCGGCAAGTCGAGAGGAGGTTCAAGAACTTAGGAAATTTGCGGGGTTAGATCAATGAGCTACAACGGCCCTCCGCCAAAACGGCCAGAAAATGTTACGCAGCAGCCCGTGTCTCCGCCTCCTCCAAAGAAACAGCCCGAGACTCTTGCAATCAAGATATGCGACCCCTTGGAGATCGGTGCGATGTACGCAAACGCTGATACCACGCGCTTCCGCAAGTTCGTGGACAAGGCGAAAGCAGGTGAACTGTCGTTCACCTGCTCTTTTGTCTGGCAACCGCTTCCCGAGCCGGTTAGCGTGGAAGCAGGCCATCGAATCAAGCACCCCAATGGGTGCTTGATCGAAATCACCGAGGATGGGATCAAAATCAACGAACTCGTAGACATTAAACTCAGAAAGACACAATCATAATGTACGAACTGTCACTATCCGTTGTTGCATACACGCTCCTCATGCTCCACTGCATCGAATCTGTAAGATGGTTTTGGTGGATTAAGGCGGCGAGCATAGTCGGACTGGCTATCTTCATTAACGAAGGCATCGACCGCATAATCAGAGGAATGCCTCTAGGCGGGGGCCTTGGTCTGCTCTTTTGCTACGCCCTGGCAGTTCTTCTTGCCTTGGACATCTGCCAAGAACTCGATACCCGAGAAACTCGATAATGAAGGTAATCAGACATGGTACTCGTAGTATATTACTGGACTTGTGCTGGCCTGCGCGGACATAGGTCTTTGCAGGGCGTTAGCATCATAGAGCCTCCCACACAAGTAATCTTTTATGGGTCAGAGGTCATCTTTGAGCCCGGGGGATACCAAAGTGGCATTAAACCTTCGGACACATCCATAGTTTTGAGGACAATATGAAGGTAATCCGACATGATGGCAGCGACGAACGGCACGCAGTCTGCGCCCTCGTCCATTCTCCCGAAGTCCTCGCGGCGGTTTCCGCCGCTTGGGATAACGAAGCCTTCGCGAGCAAGTATGCCAACATACTTGCTCGATGGTGCGTTGACCACTACGGCAAGTATGGGGATGCCCCAGGGATCGGAGGCATCACTGCCAAGTTCGATACTTGGAAAGACATTGCAGACTCGACCGTTGTGGATACGATGGCAGACTGGCTAGCCAGTCTGCCTGCAACGTCGGACATGGCCCCCGACTACGCCATCGACCTAATCCGCAATATCGTCCAGCGTAATAGTCTCAAGCGACTCGGTAATGCAATTACCAACCTTGCCGAAACCGGCAAGGTTGAAGATGCTCTGAACATCCAGTCCCAATGGAAGCGACCGAAGATCGGCCAAGAGGAATCAGGAGTATTCCCACTGGCCGACCTATCGATAGTTGAACGTGCTTTTGAGCAATCCTCCAAGAAGCCACTAATCGAATTTTCCGGCGCGCTCGGCGAATTCTTTGGCGATGTCATGTCTACTGACTCGTTTGTATCTCTATTAGCTCCAGAAAAGACTGGTAAAACTACAGTCTTGATGGACTTGACATCGAGGGCCGTAGACCAAGGGAGAAGAACGGCGTTCTTCTCCTGCGGGGACATGAGCCAAGATCAGGTCATCTTACGCCTGCTTCCAAGGCTTTGCAGGCGACCGCTGAAGGGCGGTCGCTTTATGATTCCTAAGGAACTGGCCTACGAAAACAAAGAGCCGAAGATCGTAAGGGAGCCGAAATCGGCTCCTCCGATCACAAAGGAAGATGCGATCAAAGCGTTTTCCTCGTCGGCGGGAGCAGATCCGAAACGATTTAGATTGCTCACACACCCTGCCGGTACGATCACTGCCAAGGATATTTCCAACCAAGTCAGCCGGTGGGCTGACGAAGGTTGGGTTCCCGAGGTCATCGTCATCGACTACGCAGACATCCTTGGCGCACCGCCCGGGCTCAAGGAGAAGCGAGAGCAGATCGATGAGACATGGCGAGAACTCCGAGCCTTGTCTACTCGTATGCGATGCTTGGTTCTGACTGCATCGCAGTCAGATACCGAGGGCTATTCGGCATGGCTTTTGACAAAGAAAAACTTTTCGGATTCCAAGACCAAGGTGGCACACGTCACCGCGATGATCGGCTTGAATATGACCGAATCCGAGAGGCGGCAGAATATCTGCCGCTACAATTACGTCGCGCTCCGCGAAGCAGAATTCATGCAAGACAAACCGGCCTACATCGCCGTGGCCGGTTGTACCAAAGTCGGCAGACCTAGCCTAATCTCATGTTGGCCCAATGACTAGTTCCTCACGTCGCTATCCTATCGACCAAGTAGTCGAACCAAAGCTCGAAGCCCTTCGCTGGTTCGTTCTATGCGTGGAGCTAGGCAGTGCCCAAGCCGCCAGCAAAAAGCTCAAGATAAGCAACACGGCGATTATCCCTAACAGCAACCGTAAGCTGGAGGCCATACTGCGAGTCAAGTTGCTCGACTCGTGCCGCAAGCCTACGCCTGACGGCGAGGTGCTGTACAAGCACGCCAAGAAGATACTTGCGGCACACGACAGGCTCCTACGCGAAATGCAGAGGCGTGGGGATGCCCAAAAAGTACGCCCACAAGTGGTCGTACACATCGAACGCTGGTTGGGAATTGTCACCCCTAACCTTGTGGATCTCCTGTCGGATAAGTACCAAGTTACGAAGATAGTTTCTTACGACAGCTTCAGCGATTGGCTCATGAAGAGAGACAAGCCTGGACACGATATATTTGTCTCGGCGTGCGAAAATGCAGAAGGGGACGCTATTCAAACACTGCCGATAAGTCTGTTCGGGACAGATCCGAATAGGCTGATCACTGGCGAGTGGTACGGATACTTGTCGGATATGCAAGAAGGTATCGCCGAGGTCAGCAACCCTATCGAGATGGCTTATGCCATCTCGAATGGTGTAGGTTCTGGCTATTTACCTGCGGCATGGATTCCCTGCGAATTAGCAGGGAATCTGCCTATTCTGGAAGAAAATACCGGAAAATCGATAACGGTGGCAGCCTTTAGGCGGCCCCCGGACGTAGAATAGAGAGCTTGCAGGTCGTTAGTAACCCCTGCCTGACTCTTTGCACGATAACATACGGTGTGTTACGGTGCTGTTTTGTAGTTACAACCAGAAAGAGGGTATTCCGATGCGGAAACCGACAATTCTCGCGGCGATTGTAATCACCGCTTTGTTCACCTGCGTAGCCCATGCTGGCGACACCCAAACAGTCTTTGATCGTTTGGGCCGCCCAGTAGGCAAAGTCGCAACCTGCGTCGGCGGGACTTGCTCGCAAGTCTATGACCGAGTTGGCCGACCAGTTGCTAAGGTCGCCAAGACCGCTGGCAGAGTCGTTGTCTACGACCGGTTGGGGCGACGACGCTAATGAAACCAGCAAGTCCGCAAGCCTATGCCTTGATGCACGAGGGATCCCTTGCGCTTTCCAGAATGGAAAGCATAGGGATGCCAGTGTGCGAAGAACGACTCGACGCTGCGATTGCCGATATCGGCAATCGCATCAAAGGGATGGAAGCGGAGTTGCGGTCGATGCCTGAGTACGAGGAGCAGCGAAAGCGGTACGGAGCCAAGACAAAACTAGGTTCCCGAGAGCAACTAGCCGATATCCTGTACAACGTCATGGGGTTTCCAGGTGGGATTATCAATCCAGAGACAGGTAAATTGTCTCTGGACGACGAGAATCTACGAGAGATCAACACGCCATATGCAAAACTATTCCAACGCACACAGAAGTTGGAAAAGTTGCGTGGGACATATCTTGCCCCATTCAAGCGAGAACTCTGCAATGGCAGAGTTCACGCTTTTTTCAATCTGCACAAGGTTACGACCTATCGGTCAAGTTCAGATTCCCCAAACTTGCAGAACATCCCTATCCGAGATCCCGATATCGGGAAGGTGATCCGGGGGATTATTAAGCCTAGCGATCCGAACAACGTGATTGTGGAGATCGACTACGCTCAGCTAGAAGTTTATATCGCAGCGTGCTACCATCGAGATCCGACCATGTTGGACATCCTTGAAACCGGTGCTGACCTGCACAAAGATTCTACGCTCGGGTGCTTTAAGCTCGACACTGTAGAAAAGCCCATTCGCCAAGCTATTAAGGGATTTTGGACATTCGCGGCGTTCTATGGGGATGCCCCTGCAAGCATTGCTAAAAACCTTTGGAGATTTGCCGAATCGCACACAATGCAAAGTGGCAAGCCGCTCTTACAGCATTTGTCTGAGAGGGGTATCAAGAGCCTCGGACACGAAAAGGCGATGGCTCCTGACTCATTCATGCAACACATCGATAGCATGTTCAGCCATTTCTGGAACAAGCGATTCCCAGTGTATAAGCAATGGAGAAACGATTGGTTTCAAGAATACCTACGCAATGGCCACTTCCACACCCTGACCGGGTTTCGCGTCTGGGGCATCTTCAAGCGTAATGAAATTATCAACAGTCCGGTACAAGGCGCAGCCTTTCACTGCCTACTTAAGAGTATCATAGAGTTGACAAAACGCATCCTCCAAAGGAAGATGCGCAGCCGCCTTTTCTGCCAGATCCACGACTCACTGATCGCTGAAGTCCCCCGAGAGGAACTTGACGATTACATTGAGATGGCAAACGAGGTAATGACGAAGTGGATACGAACACAGTGGCCTTGGATTATCGTTGATCTAAAAACCGAAGTAGAAGTAGGAGAGGATTCATGGGCGAGCAAGAAAGCCTACCACAAGGCAGGCTAGACAGATTACCTCCAATCATTGGATTGCGGGGGGCTATTGGCTCCGGCAAAGATACTGCCGCCCAATGGCTAGCATTTCATTTTGGCTACGGGATTATGGGGTTCTCGGATCCTGTATATGAAGCCCTATATCGACTTAACCCACCGATATTGGTTGCCCATCATCGTTGCATCTATTTGCAAACCCTCGTAGATAAAGACGGTTGGGACACGATCAAGCGACGATACCCAGCCGTTCGGCAAATGCTACGCACGGCAGGTACGGAGAACGGCAGAGATGTATTTGGCCCATACTGCTGGGTCAACATCGCTAAGCAACGCATGCGAGCTAAGGATCTGCCAAGATATGCTTTTCGCGACGTTCGCTTCCCCGAGGAAGTGGAACTAATCAAATCTAACGGCGGCGAGGTCTGGGAGATTCAGGGGCGAATCTCTGAGGAAGTTGCCACCCTGCCCGAACACCGAAGCGAACAACAGCAGTTTGCTGTTGATCGCATCGTCCTGAACGATGGGTCACTCCCCCAGTTCCAACGCCGAATCACCGAGATTATGAAGGGATTTTTAAAGTAATGGGCCTCTATCAAAAGTATCGACCATCCTCTCTAGCCGATCTTGTCGGCCAGAGTGCTGTCATAACTCAATTGAGGTCAATGCTCGCCAAGCAGGCATTGCCTCACGCTATACTGTTTTCAGGCCCTAGCGGAACAGGCAAAACCACCTTGGCAAGAATACTCTCCAAGGAACTCGGAGCATCCGGCGTAGATATCATCGAGAAAAACGCAGCCAGCGATAACGGAGTTGATGCTATTCGCGAAATCGAAGGGCGATTGCAGATGCGAGGGCTCTCCGGCGGCAAACGAATCTACATCATTGATGAGGCTCACCAGATTACGTCTCAGGGCCAGCGAGCTATGCTCAAGATGACCGAGGATACCCCATCGCATGTCTACTTCATTCTGTGTACTACCAACCCAGAGAAGCTGGAAAAGCCGTTGCAGACTCGGCTCACGCACTTCAAGCTCGGCGATGTAAGCATAGCCGATTTGAATACGTTAGTGGGCAGAGTAGCGACCGCCGAGGGGATCGACCTGATGATCCCGACAACGATCTCACAGGCGGCCAACGGAAGCCCAAGGCAAGCCTTGGTGCTGCTAGAGCAGATTGCCAATGCTCCGAAGGAGCGTTGGCCGGAGATCCTCGGTAACCCCGAAGAACTCAAGCCGGATGTATTCAAGATAGTTCAGGATCTTTACGCCGGAAGGAAGATATTTCCCACGCACAGCCTAGTCTTGAAGGATCTACCTGAAGGCGAGATCGAGCGGCTGAGGTGTGCGATTATGTCCTACGGCGCGACGATGATTCTGAATTCAAAATCCATCCCCACGGTCACGAACATCATGTCCCACTTTGAGAATCCATTTTTTTCTTCTCGTAAACCCGGATTTATTCTTGCTTTGGCTAGGGCCGCAGCGTAGAACCTAGCACAGTCGGATCAAAAATTTTCAATTAGGAGGCAGAAATGTCTGACCAAACAAACTTGTCGGTAGATCGGAACCGTCTCGATGCGGATCTTGAAATCCTTCCGCAAGATATCTTGTTGTGGAATCGCGCGGCTAGTGAAGATGCCACAAGAGCCCTTGTTGCCGAGAATCATTTGAAACTCGTCGAAGCTAAACTGAGCATCGATATTCGGCAAAACCCTATCAACTATGGGGTCACCAAGACGACTGAGGACACCATCAAAGCACTGATCCTCATCCAGCCGAGCTACATCGAAGCCCAGCAGGCCGTAGTTTTAGCAAAGACGCAATTGTCGGAAAGCCGCGCCGTCTGTGATGCACTCGACGCAAAGCGTTCCAGTTTGAAGTATCTGACCGAGTTGACCATCGCGGGCTTCCTCGGTTCTACCACCATCCAACCGAAGGGAGTGAAGAACTAACATGGCATTGTCATCCAAGAAAACACGAGATAAAGCAGCAGAAGGTCGCGGCGGCGGCGTCTTGAGGATTCCTCAGGGCGTAAAGACTCTCAAGATCGACAAGGCAGGTACGATCAAGATGGTGATCCTGCCGTACACTGTACCGCAGGGTGCGAAGCATCCTGTCGCAAAGGACGGCGAGTTGCACTACGCTCGCGACTACTACGTCCACAACAACATGGGATCAGACGGCAAGGGCTATGCCATCTGCCCTAAGCTGACCAAGGGCGGGAAGTGCCCAATCTGCGACGGCATCAGTGCCGCCATCGATTCGGGCGAACTGACCAAGGAGACGGCCAAGAAGTTCTACGCTAAGCAACGCACACTGTACACAGTGTGGTTGCCTGAGCAGAACCAAGTCGTGCTGTTTGACCACAGCTACCACCTGTTCTCCAAGCAGTTGAACACGACTGTCTCGGCCAAAGTAGCGATCCCGGGTCGCGAGTGGATTGATTACTTCGCAGATCCGACCGAAGGTGCGTACATCTATGTCACTTTCGCCGAGAAGCCGATGCCCAACGGAAAGTGCTACGAAGCCGTCTCGTTTGATTTCGACCGACACGGCGGCGTCCCCGATGCGATCTTGGCCCAAGCTCTGCAACTCGATAACCTATTGATCATCGAGAATGCAGAAACCTTGAAGGCCAAGTTCTACGACGAAGATCCAGAGGATCTTTCCGCTGCCCCTGCTGAAACCGAGGCCCCTGCCACGGTTTCGGCTGAAATGCAACCAACACCGGCTCCAAAGCCGTTGGAGATTCCGAAGCCTGCTACTCCAGAGCCAAAGGTGCAAAGACCAACGGTCACGACGACCCAATCACCTACACCGGCGGCGAAGGCGGCAGATTCTTGGCCTGCTAAGGGTTCGGTGGTTTACCACCGAACTTTGGGTGAAGTGACAGTCCACAAGAACGCCGGAGGGGTAATCAGCGTCTTCGATAAAGAAGATGAGCCCCATAAGGTGAACTTGGCCGACTTGTCGCGAGAGCCTATGGCACAAGCGACAGAAGCCATGCCAGCTATGCCTTCAGACCCAGCACCAGCCTCCGCTGAGTCTGATAGCAATGTAGCATGGGATTCGGATTGGCCCGAGCAATGATCGGGCTAGGGGTCGGCGGCGTTGGGCCTCCCTAACGGGGACATCCAAGCGAGGGCGTAAAATCGCGGCAAAGCAGGTGCGAATCCTGCCCGATCCTTTTGTCGGGACTTGTAACCAAGTCCCGACATTTACGATACAATAGGCTTTTGGCCCGTTTTATGATGCTCGGCAATAGGAGAAAAACCATGCCATTGAAAAAAGGTTCCAGTCAAAAAACGATTTCGGAAAATATCCGAAAGGAGATGAAGAAGCATCCCGACATGAGCAACAAGCAGGCAGTCGCAATTGCCCTCAGCCAAGCAGGCAAAAGCAAGAAAGCGACTAAGAAGAAAAAATAACGGTTGGCTTCCGAGCGGGTTCCAACTTCTCCGCAAAATAAGCTGGTGTGAGGTAAGTGCCGGGATTCACAAACCCTAACTGCCTAGTTCAAGTAACAAGTAGAACAAAACCTCCAACTTGTGTACTGGACAACTATACCACCCATCATTTGTTTACTCAGGTGATGGGTGGTTTTTTCATGTTTCTACGTTTGTAAAAGGGCAAAAGCAATGGTTGTTTATGTGGACTGTGATGGCGTTCTGGGAGATTGGGTTAAGCAAGTCCATTCGTGGGCTGATAAACCCCTCAAACCTTGGAGAGCTTGGGACGGATTCTCTGAGCATGGGATTACTCAAGCAGAACTCGACGACATGATGTCATTTGTTTCGTTCTGGGAGTCGATGGAACTTTTACCTGGGGCCAAAAAACTTTGGGCCGAGATCGGCAAACTTGCCGATTCAGCATACGTCTGCACGCGACCCTTCCCGCATCCGAATTGCCTGTACGGCAGAGCCGTTTGGTTGCAGAAGGAACTGGGTATCAGCACCAGACATACGATTTTCATGCACGACAAATACGAACTGGCTCGCCCAGGGGCGATCCTAATCGACGACAATCTTGATAATTGTCGGCTTTTCGAGGCCAAAGGCGGCCTCGCAATCTTGTATCCTCAATCGTACAACAGTACGATTGAGGTTAAAGACAAGACGCAATACGTTCTCGATCAAATTCGTACTATCAAGGAGATGCCGAATGGCTAAGAAAAAACCACTCGAAGTCCTAGAAGAGGCGGCGACGACCAAACGAAAGGAACAGAAGTTCCTTTCGCTCGGATGCCCTCTATTGAACCTTGCCGTATCCGGCGATTGGCGTAAGGGTATTATGGCAGGAACCTACGTTTTCTACGTTGGTGATTCGTCTAGCGGTAAGACGTTGGCGACTCTGACGCTATTGGCCGAAGCGGCCAACAACCCGGACTTCGACGATTACGAATTATGGCACATCGACGCCGAAGTGGGCAACCACTTCGATTTCGAGAAGTTTTTCGGATCCAAGGCGGCAGGGCGGATTCAGGTACTGCGATCCGAACCGGGCAAGCCGATGCTACTTGAGTTTGTGTATGATTGGCTAGAAACGAAGATCAAGGCGGGCAAAAAATTTGTCGCGATCATCGACTCGATGGACACACTGTCCAGCGAGCAGAAAGAGAAGCAGATTGCCGAGGACGCGAAGAATCGCGCCGAGGGCAAGGACATTGACGGCAACTACGGGGACGGTAAGGCGAAGATCAACAGCCAACGGCTCCCAAGAATCCTCACAATGATCGAGGACTCTGGGTCGATCTTGCTCAGCATTTCACAAGTGCGGGACAATCTCAAAGCTGGATTGTACGGGCCGAAGCATGTTCGCGGCGGCGGCCATGCCATCAAGTTCGGCGGGTCGGTTGAGATTTGGACATACCCCGGCGAGAAACTGACAAAAGAGATCAACGGCCAGAAGCGAATCATCGGCATCAACCCGGTATTCAAAGTCGAAAAGAATCGAGTCAACGGAAGACAACGAACTGTTAGCATTCCAATCATGCCGGATTTCGGCGTGGATGCGACAGGCGCGGCAGTTGATTTCTTGCTGAAAGAAAAAGAATGGACAGCATCATCGGGCAGGATTTCCTGCCCGTTCTACGAAACCACACACTACCGCGAAGAACTCATTCGCAAGATTGAAGATGATGGCCGAGAACAAGAGTTGTTCGAGGCTATGCAGGCTTGTTGGGACTCTATCGAGGCTCAACTAACAGTAACCCGTAAGAAAAGGTATGAATGATGAACGCTGATGTAGCAGAACAAGCCATAGAACTACTTGACTCCTCGGCGCGGAACGTGGTGCAAAAAATTCTGGCCGCCACAACACTCACAACAGAAGAGCGGTTGGGGATGCTGACTGCCATCACGTCAGACATTGCAAAACTTCGAGATAAGTTTGTGGCGATTAGCCACCAACTCGAATCTATTGAAGCCGTTCGCAAGCAATTGCAAGAACTCAAGGAATCTCGCCAATGACCGATGACAATCGCTACGCGATCATCGACGTAAGCAATCTCGCCTACGCTCGGTGGCACACCATCCCGCCGCAGTTTTGGCGGGATGATCCAGGCACGCTGTTCAAGGCGTTGCATCAGTCCTGCAACAAGTTGCAGGACGACCTGTGCGTGGATACCTTAATTTTCTGCTTCGACGGCGGGTATGACTATCGCAAGAAGATCGACCCTGCCTACAAGCAACCTCGCAAAGAGGCGAGGTTGCAAGCACCCGAGGACGAAAAGGAACTCAGGCAGATCCTATTTGACCAGATTGCGGCGTTCCGCGAGGTTCACTTGCCTATGATTGGAGCCAGGAATATCTTCTGGGCCAAGGGTTTTGAGGCTGACGATCTGATGGCATCTTGCGTACTGAATCTGCCAAAGGCTCGGAAAGTCTACATCGTCAGCAATGACGAGGATCTCTACCAGATGATCGAAGGCAGTCGGGTGGTAGTCTACCGTCCGACTGCCAAAACGATTGTCAACGAGGAGGATTTCCGTAGAAAACATTCCGAGATGCCGCCATGTCTTTATGCCTCCGCAAAAGCGTGGGCAGGCTGCGCATCCGACAATGTTGTCGGACTGGCAGGCATCGGCATGGCTAAGGCTGCAAAATTTTTAATGGGAAAAGGCAACCCTGACTTCCGAAAACGCTTTACCGACAACGTACAAGTGTATGTAAAGAATATCCAGCTTACCAAACTACCCGCACCAGAAACCCCAACCTGCAATCCTGTTCCACAGGACGTTCCTTTGGATTGGTCAGTGATGGAACGAGTGTTTGACAGCGTAGCAAAGCGAACCCCGAAAGGTATCAAGAAATGAGCATTCGTTTCACTAGGAAACAATGGCTAGATTCCAATCAAAAGCCGAATGATCGGCGAACTGCTGAGGAGAGGAGGGCCGATAAGCAGAAGAACAAGACCACGCGACTGACAAAAGCCCCCCGACGAGTCCGCTTCCGCGAACTCGTGCAAGCCGTTGAGCAGAAGTGGGAAGGCCACGAAGTCATCAAAGATAAGCGAGTGCTGGAAGCAGTCGCGAGGAGAGCTAACTCGCAGAGCCTCGAACAGGCCCAAGAGCAGAGCCTGTGGAACCGACAATTCAACGACAAACGGGAGACTTACCGCACAAGCAGTGAAAGGCCCAACAATGTCTAAGAAAAAAGCCACAACCGAGGCTCCGGCCAAAAAGAAACGCAAGGGCGATCCGAAGAAAGGCTCCGCCTTCGAGCGAGAGTTTGCAAAGAAGCTCTCGCTCTGGTGGAGCGAAGGGAAAGCCGACGACTGGTTCTGGCGAGTCGGCGGCTCGGGCGGCCGAGCCACCAATCGAGCCAAGCAGGGTAAATCCACCAGCAATGGTTGCGGTGATATTGGAGCCCAATGTCACGAAGCTCAGAGATTGCTGAACGTGGTTACTTTTGAACTCAAAAGAGGCTATAACAGCACCACGATTCAAGACGTGCTTGATAAGCCCAACGGGCCAAATCAAATGCGGGATTTCATTGAGCAGGCGAAGCGATCAGCTTCGACTGCGGGGACTCCGTATTGGATTCTTGTTCTCAAGCGAGACAAGCGAGAAGAACTCGTCGTGACCAACATGATGTCTGGAAGCACCGCAGAAGTGAAATATCTCATGGTCGACTATTCGGGTCACTTCGATTTTGCGTTGCTTGAGGCCGGATCGGATTTCTGGACTGATGGGCAACTGAAAATACTACAAGAGATGGCAAAGAAATATGAAAATCCAGCGTAAAGAATTCCTTCGTCATCTAGAGTCCTGCGCACCCGGCTTGTCCTCTACCGAGAATATCGAGCAGTCTGACTGCTTTCTGTTCTCCAACGGGAAGGTCTACACCTTCAACGATGAGGTACTCTGCCAGCAGGATACCATAGTCAATTTCCGATGTGCGGCTCCTGCGAAGCCGCTTTTGGAAACCTTGCGTAAGCTCACCGAGGAAGAGATCGATATCGAGTACAAAGACGACCGATTGGTAATCAAGTGTGCCAACGTCCGTCAGATCAAACTCAATGTCCACCCTGAAGTCATCCCCCACTACGAAACGGTGGATGCCGCAGGCGAGTGGGCAGACGTTCCACCGGTGTTCGCAGACGCATTGGCGATGGCCGCCGATTCAGCGGCCAAAGACTCCGAGGCATGGGAATTGACCTGCGTTGAACTCAGCCCCCGTGGCCTACAGGCCACGGATACATTCCAGGCAATCCGCTACAAGCTGGATTGCCCGATCAGTAAGCCGACGCTTATCAAGCGTTCGGCTTGCGGTGCGGTGAACGGCCTGGGCGTTGCCGCCCTTGCCGAATCGGAAGGTTGGTTGCATTTCAAAACGTATACAGGATTGCAAGTCGCAGTCCGAACGTACAGCGGATCTCTGCCTGATCTATCCGATGCGTTCAAGTCGGAATCGGAAGCCAGCTTGAGATTTCCTAGTTGCCTGCTCGATGCCTTGCAGAAGGCTACGGCGTTCCTCGCTGACACGGGAACTGGGAAACAGGCCCAGTTCCGGCTCAAGCAGGGGAAAATAATGGTGCGTGGGCAGAACGAAATGGGCATTTATGAGGAAGTCCGGCCCGTAGAATATGATGGCCCGGCTAGGGCGTTTGGCATCAACCCTAAGTATGTTCAAACGCTCCTCAAGCACGATTACCCGGTTTCGCTGACGCAGACTGCCTTGCGGATTCGCGGCGAATCCTTTGTATTCCTCACTTCAATGGAGACGGTGGTATGAGCAAATTTGAGGTCGGCGATCTCGTAGAAGTTTGCAATACGCATTTAGGTTTGCATGGTCGTCGAGGAGTCGTGACAGAAATTGCAGGTATTGATACTTCTAGAATATTGATCGATGCGTGTGGTTCTATCTATTTACTGAATGCTAGCCTTAGATTAGTCGATGCTGAACCAAAAACCAAAAACCGACAAGGACTACGGCCCATCGATCAACGGATTCCAGATCAGATTCACCCAAGAACCTAACTCCCTTGGGACGACAGATTCGGACGGCGTAGGTGTTGAGGATCTCACCGTCGACTGCGAGTACCAACTCCCGGGCGAAGAGCCGTTCTTTGTCATCCGAACCACCTCGGGTTGGTCATTCGACCAACCCGAAACCCTGCTGGCTTTGCTAACCACTGTCAAGGAATCCGAGAAGAAATGCCGCTGTTCGCTTCCGCAAAGCTAACCAAGTCCTTGCCCGTCGTCCCACTTTGCGGGACGTGCAAGGCAGACCGAACTTGCCAGCATCCAAAGCAGACTTGGCCGGGTAAACCGGCCAAAGTCGTCTTTGTGGTAGATAAAGCCGGTGACGATGCGCCGGATGCTCTTCTAGACGGGCAATTTGGTCGTTTAGGGACGGTTTGCAATCGCGTTGGCATAACACTCGACGCTTACCCTAAAGTACCTGCGGCGGCCTGCCCAGGAGCCTCAAACGAGGCGTGGAGGCATTGCCAACCGCTTGTGGCGAGCGAACTCGCTCGCCTCAACCCCGAAGTCGTCATTCCCTACGGGCCGAGGGCCACGCAGTCGGTCATTGGTCGGTATTGGCAACAACCTGCCGAACTTTACGACCGATGGTACGGCGCAGTGATCCCTTGCAGGGATCTTAACGCCTGGATCTGTCCGGTGGGCCTCATGGGCGAACACAAACGGATGCTCGACGTGTCGAGCATGTTTGAATACAAGTACCTACGAGATGCGATGCGAATATCGGGCCGCCCGTGGCCCGATGGGTGCGTACCGCTAGACAGTCGAATCCAGCAGGTCTACCACGCCCAAGAGATCATCACCCAACTGGACAAGATCACCAAGACGGCTAAGATCGCGGCGTTCGACTACGAAACCACCGGGTTAAAGCCCGAATGGGACAACCAGCTAATCGTGTCGATGTCGGTGGCATACGTCGCCGAAGGCGACGTGCATTGCATATCGTTCCCGGTATTCGCCGATACGCACGATGCGATCCGGCGATTCCTAGTATCAGACATTCAGAAGATCGCTGCGAACATGAAGTTCGAGGATCGGTGGAGCCGATCCAAGCTGGGGGTTCAGGTTCGTCGGTGGTGGTGGGACACAATGCAGGCCGCACACTGGGAGAACCCCAATAGCGGCATCACGGGCTTGAAATTTCAAGCGTTTGCGAAGTTGGGCGTGCCTTACTTCGCTGATGATGTGGATTCATTTTTCGAGTCCGAGGAAAATTCTCAGCGAAACAAGATATTTTCGATTCCCACGCCAAAGCTCCTGACGTATAACGGGATGGATGCCATAGTCGAATTGCTGTTAGCATCGATGCAGATGGTCGAGAATGGCATCATCAAGGAACACTTTGTACCTAGTAAGTATCTACCAGCAAAATGCTCACAGAAATCCACCTGACCAACTTCCAAGCTCATCGGTCACGATCATTGGCGTTCTCTCCTAATGTCAACGTCATCGTAGGCCCCACAAACGCAGGTAAATCGTCAGTCTTTCGTGCAATCCGTTGGCTTGTGGAACACAAGCCGATCACCGGATTGCAGACGTTTGACGAGCTTCATACCGAAGTGACCATCGCCTCTGAGAGAGGCGAGGTCACTCGATTCAAGCATCCATCCGAAGGGTACGGCTACAGAGTCGCCGGACAGGCCTTCGTGGCGTGCGCCACGAAGCAACCATCCGAAGTCCAAGCTACGCTTGGACTCTCGGAAATCAACCTGCAAGGACAGCACGATGCCCCATTCTTGCTGACGTTATCCCCCGGCCAGATGGCAAAGGAACTTAACCGAATCGTAGACTTGTCGATCATCGACAAGGCAAACGCAATGGCAGCTAGCAACGCCACCCGAACCAAAGGCGAACTTTCGGCGATGGAAACCATCGCCGAGAAGCAGAAAGCAGAACTCGACCAGATCGCCTGGGTTCCAGGCGTTCTGGCCCAGCATGAATCATTAGTAGTGTTTATGCAAGAGTTGCAGCATAAGCAAAGCCGATACACGCTGCTGTCTGACAAGACGCAGGTAATCGACGAGCTATCCAAGGCTCTGCTAGCATTAGAAAGTCTGATACTGGGCTTGCAAGCCTTGGCCGATCAGGCCAAGGATGTCGCCGACAAGCAGAGTCGCCGCAAGGCGATTCTTACGACGGTTGCACCTTTGGTCGACGTATCGGCTAAGATCAGTTTAGTTAATACTGTTGGATCAGGATTAGCTAAACTGAAAAAGCAGGGCGAGCAGATCGCCGCCAAGCGATCTTGCTTGGCCACGATTCGATCAGTAGCCCAGCAGCTAGTCGCTATTAAGCCCATCGACGGAGACGTGGATGGGCTACTGGCAACGGGCAAGCGACTCGCGGAGTCGCGAGCCAAGCAGACCAAGTTAGTACGATTGATGTGGAGCGTTGCAGATTGGCAAGGAACTTATCGACTCGCTTGCCAATCCGTTATCGAGTTAGAAACCAAAATCAAATTAGTGAGGGAAGTATGCCCAACGTGCAAAAGACCGCTCTAGCCATCCTGTGTTCGGATCTCCACTTGCGGGAAACTGCTCCGAGTGCCAGGGCTGAAAAGGATTGGTACGAGGTCATGGAGAACCACCTGAACGCATTGGGGAAAGCATCATCTCGTTGGGGTGTTCCTATCGTCTGTGCCGGTGACGTGTTCGACCGATGGAACCCATCGAGCGAACTCGTCCGATTCGCGATCCAGAAGCTACCCCCACTGAACGCTATTCCCGGCCAACACGATCTTCGCTACCACGACTACGAAAGTAGGCTCCGAGGAGCCTACGGATGTCTGGTCGCTGCGGAGATCCTATGGGATATACCCGTAGGTCGGTGGGATGGTGTCCCTGCCGAGATGGTGCAAGTGTGGGCCATGCCTTGGGGTAGGTGGGAGCCGCCGACCAAGGCTGAAAATTTCTATGGAATCAAGCTGGGAGTCCTGCACAAGTACGCATGGAGCAACCAGTTCAACTGCCACGCCAAAGCCGACGAGTCGTCTCGATTCGAGCGACTCTACCCCAACCTCGATGCTATGATTATCGGAGACAATCATATCCCTTGGATGCTACCCAACGTAATGAACCACGGCGGGTTCATTCCGCAGAACGCCGATCAGAAATCCTTAGTACCACACTATGGTGTTCTGATGTCTGACGGCTCCATCGAGAAGCATCCCTACGATGTTCCCGAGCCAATATGGCTCGAATCGTGGCAACCGCAGGTCGAGGAGTCCAAGATCGCTTCCGAGGTCATTCAAGAGTTGCAGGATCTCCAACACACTGGTGATTCATTCCTAGAAACACTAGAGCGTTCCGTCGATGCTGCCCCGCCCCGAACTGCCCATATCCTTAGGCAGATGCTTGCAGATTTGAAACAAGATGGCTGATTTTGTCTGCGTAATCTGTAAAAACTTGGTCTACCGTATTCCAGAAGTACCTAGCCCAGACGTACAATACATTGCCTGCCCCTACGGAGGGGCAGGCAATAAACCATGCACACTGAAAGCCAGGAGAACCGATTGTGGACTATGCGGAAATTCAAAAGAAATTAGAGTCAGCCAAGACTCTGCGAACGAGGTTGGAGGGGCAGAAGGAGCAACTACTCCGCAACCTCAAGGATCTCGGACACGAGACGATTGAGTCAGCGCAAGCAGAAATCACGGAACTCGAACAGTACATCGAAACCAATGAACCAGCTTTCAACCAACAGTGTGACGAATTTTTTGCGGCTAACCAAGATGCAATCAACGCTCTCGGTGGCCTCAAGTAAGCATAGGGCTGCCGTCATGGCGGTCGAAAGCAGCAAGTCGTCTATCGACGACTTGCGAGAACGATACGAAGCCGCCTTGGCGGCCAAAGAGATTATCCAACAAGTCAGCATGGAGTGCCAGGAGGCTTGCCAGAAACGCATCGGGTACGTTGTTACCCGATGTTTGCAGGCGGTGTTCCCTGACCAAGGGCTTACGTTTCGGCTCGTATTCGAGCAGAAACGGGGCCAGACAGAAGTGCGCGGCGTCCTCGTCGATGCGGAAGGTCACGAGCTTGACCCCCTCCAATCGTGCGGCGGCGGAATTTTAGACGTGGCGGCTTTCGGCTTGCGGCTCGCTTGCCTTATGCTACAACGTCCTCAACCCGCTCGGGTTCTGATTCTGGACGAACCGTTCCGGTTCGTCTCGTCGCACTACCGCAGCAACGTCCGCGCACTACTGTCTGAGCTTTCACAGGAGATGGGTGTCCAGATCATCATGGTCACTCACATTGAAGAATTCATGGACTTCGATAGCAGATTGGAGATTGCGTAATGCGGCAACTTGATTGGTGGGAGACGATCCGACCGGGTGACTTGGCATGGTTCCCCGCCCCCCTGGCGGATGGCTATTGCCCTGTGAACGTATCAATCGGCATGACAGTTGACGAGGCGTTCTGGCATTACAAAAGGGTTAACGTACTAGTTATCTTCTACAGACCCGACGAGATCAACGCATGAGCAGTGACCGATTCGAGTATGTCCTGAGATACGGTAACACACCAATCGACGACGACGTGGCACAAGCCATGTTCGTCGGTACGGATGCCCCTGCCGGATCTCTTGAAAAAATCGAAGTGATGCGAAAACGCGCAGAACTCGGCCAACCTATTTTCCACGAAAACGACCGATCCGATTGGCGAGGGATCGGATTAACTTTTACTAAACCCAATGATGAGTAAGAAAAAGAAAAACCCACCTGCCGAGATATATGTGTGCCACTGGTCGCCCGGCAAGCACCCTCCTATGGGATTCTATAGCTACAGAGCAGACCGAAAGATCAGGACGCAGGAGGAAGCCTACGCTTTGCAGCGTAGGCTTCTGAAAAAAGCCAAGAGGATGCTAGACGCGAAGCGTCCTTTGAACGCTTCGCATTTCATGCAAGCTCTGCTAGCTATTGAGCCCGGTGCGTGGGTTCGCGAGTATGGCAGGGCGATCAGTAACACCCGAATGGTGTCGTTTAAGGCGCGGTCGGAGCAAACCCGCGACGAGATGCTCAGAACCGTAAACGACCTCAGCAAAGTCCATAATGTTGTAAGCTCTGTGGAGCAAAGAGATGGGTTTTTTATCCACAGTTACGAGGCCCACATGATACAGAAGACCATCAGGATTTACCCAAAGGAGTATTGCAAGTGACCAATAATCGCAAAATCTATACGATACACAACAACAATCTTGGGGATCACTGGACGAGCTACTGTTTGATGGCTGTTGTAGGTGAAATGCATCAAACTCGATACGAACTCGGAACGATCAACGCAGGTTTCGACTTCGTAGATCGCCTTACGGAAATCGAAGCCTTGTTCAATCAGCATGTTCGTTATGCTCCGATCTTGGTACGCGAACAAGGTACGCACAAAATCGACGCTTGGTTGAATTGGTGCTTCCCGGCCTTGCCAGTAGATGCTGGGTTCCGTTGGGACATAATCAATGTGACCAAGACGGTATGCTATCAATTTGACGGCATATCTTCCGACACCCACAAGAATCCAGACGAACAGACAGCCTCGCAAATATTAAATTATTTCGAGGAGCTTGGGTACAGATGTATCCGTTTGGGCAAGCATATGAGTCTACAGGAAGTGTGCCTAAATCTATCGCAGTGTGCGTTGTTCGTGGGGTGCGACAGTGGCATAAGCCACGTCGCACACAGTGTGGGTTGTCCAGTATTTATGTACGAGAAGCACCTACCCACCGAGACTTGCCATCGACTTAAGCAGTCAGATGTTTTTCGCAATTTATCAGAACTGAGAATGAAATCCCAGCACTGGCTTCAACTGCTAAGTATCGGCATGCGGCTTTCGACACCTTGACCCGGCCAAGAGTAAGACGGCAGCTAGCCGCATAGCCCTGCGGCTTCGTCCTTCTCAGCTTTGCTGATTGCGCGAAGCACGACTAGTTTCACAACCGGACGCACGAATAAGCCACCGAGGTTTCTCTTGGTGGCTTCTTCGTTTAGCCAGTCCAGAATTAGCTCAAGATTATCTCTACACCACTGAACGCCTTGGGAATCCATTATCCTCGCTCTTTGATTACAAGAGCAGTTTGGCGTTGCTTCGATGCCTATCTTTTTGAGCCATGCCTTAAGGTTGGTTCCACAACCACAAGGCTTGCCTTCCTTGTCGGTCTTGGGCCAAGGCTTCGTCTCATTTTCCGGGCGATCCTCAGGCACGCGAGAGAGTACGGTCATGCCGTACTGCTTGTCATTATGCTCGGCGACGAACCATTCTGGACTCGCAGCGATAAAACTCTTGATGGCCCACCAGAGTCCCTTGGTATCCCCTTCGCCGACCAGTCCGTAAGTTGCTGTGTCGTGAATCATGATCCGCTTGCGGATCTTCGGAGCATAGGTGGTTAGCTCTTGCAATAATCGCTCGCCTGTATGGCGGGTGTCAAGAAACAAGAAATCCCCCTCGGGGATTTCTCGAACCATCTCATCGTGGTTCGCCTTTGTCACAGTGTACGACAAAGGCCGACCGGCGTGATTTCGCACCAAATCTTGGAGAATCTGAATGAGCGAGTCATCCTCCTCTTGCCAAGAGAACACCTCGGCGACCTTTTGACAACTCTTGGAGCATTGCCCGTCTCCGCAAGTAGGCTTCGAGCATGTTTTACGCCCCATAGCTGCGAGCAAGAAAGCAGAGCTTTCTCGCCGTTCGGTGAGTTCGATAGCGGCATCGCACCCAATTGTCCAACGCATGAATGCGTTGATATGCTGGTCAAGATCCCGAGGGTTCTTGACTAGGAACTCTGCAACATCGCCTAGCGATGTTGCGGCGGTAGGTAGTAGCATTCCGAGGTTGGATTTGTAGAGCGCGTCTAAGGCTACGGGGGCGGCCTTATTTTGGACGAACGGAGTGAAGTTCTTGGGGTCGGAAGCAATCATGTCGTACTGAGCTTGTGGAACCCCAACTTCGTCTACGAAGTGCTTGCGGATAGGCTCAGTGTCCATCCCAAGTTCCTTGTACCCAAGCAGGTAGTTCCTGACCTTCCCTTCCATCGTCAGCGGGTACTTCGGCCCGCCGACTCTGCCGAATCGGTGGTTCCACTTGAGGAACGGAAGACAGATTGTCTTCCGGCCCGCCGCTCGGTACTTGCGGTGGATGTAGCATTCCTCGCCACCGAACATGCGGAAGTCGGGATTGAATCCTAGCCAATGCTCCTTCGACGAGCAGAAGAGTCCCAAGCCCTGCGCCGGGATCTCGAACGGCGGGTCGTTCGAGTCGAACCCGGCCACCTTGTAGCCTCGGCCCATCAATGCGTGTTCGTGGCCTGCAAATGGCACGTCCAGGACGTGCCATTCTCCGAGGCCCTCGGGATGGAGTTTACGAATCTGGAGTTTCCCATCGGCGGTTTGCCCTGTCACCACAAGAACCCCGTCTGGATGCCACCAAGCCGTCGCCCAAGTGCCTTCCATCTGGTCGCGGAAGACGCACTCGAAGTGGGTCGAAACGAACGAGAGGCCGTCATATAAAAGAGGGCCGGTGAAAAGATTCTTTTGCATCTCTTCATCCGAATTGGTAAGGAATTCCCGTAAGCGGTGAATTCCGTTCGCTTGGAGGAACACATGGGGATCCGTCACCATGACATACTGCCCTTCCGCTTCGCGGAAGAGTCGTTCGCGGGTCTGAGTCGTCCCTGACGACTCCGTGTGGGCGATGTACCGAACTTTGTCCTTGGCCGATAGGCTCTGGACAAAGTTTCGGGTATGGGTTCCGTGTTCGCTGTCGGGGTTGTTGTCGAGGACGATGAACTCGCAATCCCGAGCGGTGTCCTGGTACATTCGGTGCGCCTGCACCGAAAAGTACACGCCGTCGAAGTCATCGTAAGTCGCCATGGCGATGGTAAGGAAGGGCTTGGTCATTTATTTGTTCCCGCTGAAATGGAAAGAGACATCCTGATTCTACAGGATGTCTCTAAGTCAGCAAAATTTGTGAGATAGTTATGGGAACAACGGAGGTGATAAAGTCACCGACGTTGTGGGTGCAATTGTGGTCGTCGTCGTGGTCGGCCCACACGGGAAGGATGCCTGGGCACACGTCTCATTTGCTACCCAATACCCGCTGGCCCGGTCGCACCAGGACTCAGTCTGGCCGCTGGCACAGAGCGAGTATTCAGTACCAAAACAACATCGCCCAAGCGGAACAGGCGTGGTGGTCGTCGTAGTGCCGCACACATCTGCCGGAGAGCAAGAAGCACCTTGAGTCCATCCCAGAACTTGATATTGGGGGACGCTAGGGAAGTTGTAAAAATCACATTCTGCTTGAGTAAGACCTTCTGTACAAAAGATACCCCCCGACTCAACTGCTCTTAGGCAACACCTACCGGTCGGAGGCAATGTCGTTGTCGTGGTAGTAGTGAAAGATGGGCATGTAAACGAATCGCAGTTCTGGTTAGCATACCAGACACTAGCTAGCCGCAACGAACAGTCCGCCTGCGTCTCGGTGGCGCAGAAGGTGGAGCCGCCAGAAGGGTAGCAACATGCGCCGGTAGGTACAGGCGTAGTTGGACAATCCGCAGTTTCGCAAGTGCTTCCGGGGCCTTGGGGCGATCCATATCTGGCGATGCATTGTTGAGGGGTAAGCATCTCGCAAGCGGCATCGAGGAAGCAGCAAGCCTGAGGAGCGACTGTCGTGCCAGTCGTTGTGGACGTAGATGTCTGCGTGGTAGGAAGTACGGATCCGCAGGTGTACCTGCGGATCTCACAGTCGGACGCACTAAGAGTCGGCGGATATGCTGGACAGGGGCAAGTCGACGGGCATGGGTCGTCGATTTTAACCCAGCCGCCGATAAGATTGCCTCTGAATGTGCATTGCTTGTCGCAAGGCTGAGTTGTGCAACAAGCACACGGTTCGATAGACCTAAACTGACAGCCAGTCTCTACCAAGTCGCAAATACTCGCAGGCGGCGTAGCTGGTGGGTAGCAACCACAACAACACGGATTATCTTCTAGCACATTAGTACATCCCGGAGAGTACCCGCCGATGTTGGGCCAAGATCCGTGTGGCGGGCATTTACATCCAGAGACTCCGTTACGGACTGGGAAACACCCGTCGTTCATACCTACAGTTTTTTGCCATCTCAATGTAGATCCGTACCCGTCCTCATACACTGCGTACCACATGCAAGATCCTTCGCAAGACGTGCATAAATTGGACGGCGTTGTTCCTGGACGAACGCAACTCCCAGAAACGATAGTCCCGCATGGCGGCGATGTGGATGGGTACGACAACACACAGTTGCATCCTGGTTGGCATGTGCTTACTGGCACATATCCGCGACCTGTGAGGTACTGAGATGAGCAAGATCCCGAGCAGGGAGCAAGCGTAGTCGATGTGGTGCTTGAACCGCAGTTGCATTCCTGGTTGTACGTTGTGTCATAACACACAAACTGACCAGGAGCCCCAGTAGTTGTTGGGCATGTTATGCCCACCATACTCGCACCGCCTGGGCGACAGACGGTTCGCACACAATCAGAGGCGGACACAGGGCAAAACGTAGGAGGCTCACATCCGCACGGGACAGGAGTAGTAGATGTTGTGGACGTTGTGGACGTTGTGGACGTTGTTGTGGTGTTTTGGTTGATCGGCAGGTAGTCGTTCAGCGGTGACGACTCACACGTCTCGCAGGGAGGCCCAGGCACGCATGGGGACTCAAATAGGTAAACACCTATCGGGGATTCTGTCACCCCGTTGACAAACACATCTTGATAGTATATGAACTTTGGCGGACTGGCTGACGGTCTAGTCCCAGCAGGGCAACTTTGGCATTGTATCCAATTACCAGCGAACTTTTCCCCATCCTCAAACAATAAAGCCTCTGAGCCGTATCGCCCTCCCCAGTAGAACACTTGATCAGCATAGCCAAAAGCCTTAAAGCCTGCATAGCCCGTGCTGAATTCAGAGTCGTCGAGCGCGCATGGAGAGGCCACGCATGGGGTGTCGTGTATCATCACCCACGAGGTAGGCCCAGGATCAAAAGCGGCAACGCTACCTACCTTTAGCAATGGTACTTGGCCTGTTGGGCAATCTTGGCAGATCGCCCAACCACCGACGCCGCCTTTCCATATGGCGGCTCTGTACTCGCCGGGGATCGCGGGGACTACGGAGGCTGCCAATGAGCAAGCCTCTTCTCCCGGAGCCGGGGTAGTTGTGGTCGTGCTAGTAGTGCTGGTCGTCGTGGAGACTACGAGACACTGGCTAAGGACTTCGCCTTCCTCTAGAAAACATGGATCTCCAACCCCGTAGCATGAGCAAGGCTCCGTGCATGGGAAGTTGTACAGATCGCTTACGACCACATAACGCAGTGATGGCTGCCACGATTGGGGCCAGCTTGTAGTTGTCGTGGACGTGCTGCCAGACGGGCTGCCAGTGGTCGTAGTGACGGGCATGCATCGAAGCCTACAAGGCGTGTACGAACACGGCGCGGGGGTTGTGCTTGTTGTGGTGGTGCTTGAGGTGGTCGTACTCGTTGTGGTCGTGGTGGTCGTGCTTGAGGTGGTCGTATTGGAACACCCGCCTTGCGGGGGTTTCCAAACCAAACCGCCTAACCCAAACCCAGCAGTGAATATGCACTCACCTTGGCACACGGGTCTGGGCGATATGTCTGGGGGCTGTGTAGACGTAGTCGAGGAAGACGAGGCTACCTCCTGCGGTCGCTCATTTGTCCAATAACCATTCTTATGCCTAAAGACTTGTACGAAGTCGGTAGTTGTTAAGGCATAATAGTTGTAGACCAGGACTTTCACTGGCAGATCAATGCCGTCCAGAACTGGGATCAGCTTCTTCTGGGCTTCATCTAATTTGAACAGGCAGCACACGGCTTCGCCTGGAAACACCTCACCGTCTTCTCGGGTTGCGGCAGGTAGTCCTGTCTCACATGGCGGTAAAGCCCAGTACGCATCCGGTGCGGTTTGGAAGTTTCTGTTAGTCGGAGGGAGCATCGACGGGGGTGGTGCGGATCGTACCGCCTCGACTAACCCCTTGACGACCTTCAGACCTTCTTTAGTTAGCGTGTAGAATTTATTTTGAGTCATAGGGGGAAGGCCGAGATATGCAAAATGGAGGTAGATCGTGTGGAAGACGCATACAGCTTCCCACTGAACTGTCCATACATCATCCGCTCTGGCCCTATTGTACCGACTAATCCCGATTCGTTGTAAATTTCAATTACGTTCATCTTCTGCTGGCTTTCCAGCAATTCATTTTTCTGTTGCAGTTGCGGGACTTTGTGTCCCAGAAGCAGTTCGTAAGCCTCGCAAGACTCTGGGAGAATGATCTCCTTTTTCTCACCTGGGTTAATTTTGATATTTTGTTGCTGGGATGCGTATTTGGACGGAACTAATCGGTCGCACGCCCATCGAGCAACGGTCGTTTGCCCAGTCTCGAACTCAAGGTAATGGCCCTGGACAACCAGGGTAAACCTATCGTCGTTTATGGTTTTTGGAGTGCCTTGGGTGGTCAAAAATTGCTCTTCGTTTCTATGCGTCATGGTATGAGTGTGGTTGGGATCCCGAGAAGTAGTAGATTGGCCTCTTTTGGAATTCTCAGCGTCTGGATGTAGACATCTTCTTCGTTATCCACAGCCTCCCCAGAGGAATTGAGGAAAACAACTTCCATGTTCTCTCCCTTGCTGTCCTTTGCAATTACGAAGTCCTCTGCCTTGGTTCCAAGTGTCCCTTCCTTTTTAATCTTCATCCCCATTGCTGGCACTTTTTTATCGAAAGTTTCCAGATTGCATTCAAAGGTGTATGTGACTTTGTAGTAGTAGAAGCATGACCCATACAACACACGCTCCCATTTCGCATCCGTAAAGCGTACACACCTAGAAGGAAGACCCCAAAGGGGTGCGTCGTTGACTTTGTTTATGAGTAGCACATAAGTGCTGAGCGGCAGGACGCCGGTGTTAAAGCCGATTGTGACCGAAGGGTAGCTGATCTTGTCTTCAACTTCGGGGCCGGTGATCGGCTCAAAGTTCGGGTGTCGGAGAGGCATGCCGTCCTTGTCCACCTTCATTTCGCGACTGACGTGAACAAAGTCACCAGAAAGAGTGAACGGCTCAAGGAGCGGGTTGTCGATGGGCGGGAACATGCATCTCGACATCGGCTTGGTGGTGTACTTCGTACTGACCATCCAATCCAACGTAGGCTCGCCTTCCTCGACATCTCGGTGTACCGAGATGGAGAGTTCAGGCGTGCGAAACGCCCACGGATCGTAGTCATTGTCGATAGCATATGCAGTGCCTAGCGGGGGCAGTTGCGTATTGACCGCCGCCAAAACCATCTCCGGCCCATCGAGATACGAATTGGTTCGGAATTGCCATATGACATCGTAGGTTCTATGACCTTCTTCATCACGAGCCATGCTCTGGTTTTTTAGTCCGACTAGGTATGCTGTCATAAAGATCTCCTAAAGGTCGAGTTCTGCGACTTCCATAGGTTTCTGCTGTGTGTTTTTCTCAATCCGCTGTAGGATTTGATTGGCTTTGTTCTGTGCTTGCAATTTCGGATCGGATGTCGCGGCCTTCATACCTCGCATTCTATCCATGTACTCAGCCATCCTCTTTGTGTAGTCGCCGCTGTGGACAGACATAGCATCCTGTACTTTGTAGTCGCTTCCTTTTGTGCCCGTTTTTGTGCCTTTGGCATCTGGTTGGATAGCAGCAAACATAGCCGCAGCATCCGTAGGTGCTTCGGGTATTGCCAACTCTGGGGGCTCAGGGGGCTTTTGAGCCTCGGGAACTTTGAGATTCAGATTCATTTCGGGGGATGAGAACTCGACTCCTTCGAGCCCCGTTTTGATTTTGCCTGTCTCTTCGTTTATGATCGTCTTAGCGGCTTCAAAAAATCCGTCCTCGCGAGTCTTTGCAACGTCCCCCGAAAGGGTGTCCATAAAACTTGTGATCGCTTTGGTTCCTTTGCCCCATTCTGAAGGTGAGGTAATGAATTTCCATACTCGTTTACCGGCATCCAGAATTCGCATGAACACGTCTTTCACGAAATCCATTGCGGCTGAGAAAGCATTTTTAATTGCTTTGGGCAAATAGTCTATTAACCATGTTCCGAAGGCAACGGTGAGTCGTAGCCCCATTCTCCACATGACTAGGATGTTTCCGGGGACAGCCATAAAGAACCCACCAAGGATTTTACCTAAATCCGAAAACATCGAACGCCAGTTCTCATAAACATACTTGGCAATGATGCCTGCGTTCTCTGCGAAGTTGTAAAAGAAACCATAGGCGGCTTGTGCAAACCACTGCATAGTTTCCCAAATCTTGGTTATCGCCCCAGAAATTCCGCCTGCACCCTGCAATGCGTTCATCACAGCAAAAATACCAGCTACGACCAATCCAATGCCGCCGACTATTAACGGGATCGGCCCTAAAAAAGACATCCAAGCGAATATTGAAACCAATCGAAATCCATTCATCATCCGCACGAGCAAACCTATAGCACCGCCAGTCCTAACCGCACCCATTAGTCCAGTAGCGGCATTTTGGAGCATCGCAAATGTGGACAGTGCGACTACGACTGCCAGTTGTCTGAAGTATTCGAGAAGGCCCACAGAACGGATGGTCTGGTAAGATAATGCCAAAAATCTCCCGACAGCAGAGTTTCGCAACATTGCTATCGTGTTGATCGCAAGAGCCCTTGCGTTGCCCAATATGCTAGTGGTGAAGTAGACCATGCCTCTATAGGCAGCCGCAATCGCCCTATCCATCATGAGCGTGACTGTATTGTATATCTGAGTCATAACAGTGACCATACGCAACGCACCGGCGAATACGACACCAGCATACTGGGCTACATATGCCATTGATTGAAACAATACAATGACAGGTGTCAAGACTACTCGCAGTCCGTACAACACAGAAACAGCACTATGCAACCACCAACGAACACTGGCCACAGCCAATCCGAGCATGTGGAAGGCGGCTATAAAGGCTACGACTTTGACAACAAAATCAACTATTCTTGCGGCGGCCTCTCGATTATTTTTTATCCAATCTTGGAGCATTTTGACATATACAATAGCAGTTTTTAGGGCATCTTTAAGCCTAGCATCCAGCACATCCATGACAGACAGCTTCATCTCCAGAAACATCTCAGATAATCGACTAGTTAGACCGCCCACCTCTTTCGACATCCTGTTGAGAAGATCAGCGAAGTAGCCACCTTTAGAAGTCTCCACTTCTAGAGCCTTCGCGAAATGCTCAGATGTTACCAGACCTTGCTCTTTGGCTAGTGTGATTTCTTTGATCCGCTGTTTGAGTTCATCGTCAGTGAACCCAGGCTTCAGCGATGCTCTAGCCATCGTAACCAGCGGATTGAACCCATGCTCGGCTAGCTGATTTAAATCTTGTTGCATCAATTTGCCTTTGGTCATAATCTGAGAGAAGACCAAAGACAGTCGGCTTAGCCGCTCCTGACTACCACCGGCAACGACCCCTAGTCTTTTAATAGCATCGGTAGCCATATCGACAGCAACGCCGCGACCCATCATATTCTTAGTCTCCTCAGCGATGCCTGCCATGCTATATGGAGTCTGTTGAGCGTATTGCATCAAGTCCCCCATAACAGCGTTAGCCTTCGCAGCATCTCGCGTAAACACTTCGATACCTGCACTCGCCGCCTTGAAGTTGGCGTATACGTCAAGCATGCCCTTGCCGGACTGCACGAGGCTACTCAACGCATTGGCATGCATATAGATATCAGCACGCGCGCCCATACCTCCCATGCCGCCACCGCCTACAGCGTTTCCGCCTCCCGCAGCGTTGCCGCCACCGCCACCGCCACCGCCACCGCCACCGCCACCGCCACCGCCGCCTACAGCGTTTCCGAATTGGTTTTGCATGTTATTGAGCATGTTGTTCACATGCCTAGTCATCTGTCTCGTGAATCTTGTGACCATCGGTTGGATGTTCACCGTATTAGTAGCTACTTGAAAGCTGTTTTGCATCATTTGTAAAACAGCTTGTAGCGTAGACTGCAAGATGACTCTAAGTCTAGCTCGCACCATGGGCACATACATGACGCGAGTAAGCATGGCGAGAGCGGCTGTGCTTATAGTATTCTGTGTGACCTGTAGGATGGTGTGCAGCACTACCTGTACGGCTTGTCTTATGGTGGCGTTTATTCGGCCGGAGCCCGCAGGCCGGATATTGTGGGCATTGACTACAAGTAACCGAATGTAGCGAAGCAGAGAGTGTTCGACCACATGGATAGCTTGACGAATCGTAGTGTTCACACGACCCGCTCCCGATGACCGGATATTGTGCGCGTTCACCACCATCAGCCGAATGTATCGAAGCACGCTGTGCAGCACGACATCGACAGCTTGTCGAATAGTAGAATTAACCCTAGCGGAGCCGGAGGGTCGTATAGAATTAGTCTTTGCCACCAGACCGTTTGTCAAATTGATCAGGACATCCGTAATGGCGGCTAGGGACGCCTTGATCTGCTTGTTGATCTTAGTCGTAGAGACATTTATTTTGTTAGATGTAGCAACCAAACCTTGGATTGCGCGGAGCAGATCCCGTTCGAGCAGATCAACGGCGTTCTGCATAGCCATCTTCACAGCATTCGCTGCTTTACTCACGCTTGGGGTTGCAAATTTCTTTGCTGCATCATTTACCGCATCGACCAAGGATTTTTCTATGGCTTTTGTGGCATTCTTTATCGAATCCGTAACCCCTTTATGTTTTATTTGGATCGTGTGGATCTGACCGACCAGAGACTGTGCAGCTTGTTTAAGGCCCCGTTCGATCAAATCCACAGAGTTCTTGACCGCCATCTTCACAGCATTCGCAGACGCTTTCTGCGAAGCTACCTTATCGATAGAGTCTTGGAGACGCTTGGCCTTATCTTCAACATCCTTGATCGCCTTATCAAATTTCTTGCTATCGGCGACGATTCGGACGCGAATTGGAGGTAGTTCTCGATCTGCCATTATTGATCCTCATCCTTCATTCCGAAAATAGCTAGCCAAGTATCTTTCGAGCTTTTTTCCTCAGGTACGGATGGTTTAAGTTCCAAAAGGAACTCATTGATCGGCCCTACCTTTGCTCCCTGGGAAGCATAGATGGCCCGTATCATCGAAGCAGAGTAGTAGTCAGACTTCTCTGAATGCGACATGCGTTCTTCAAAGTACGCCTGCCATTCATCAAATTCCGATACCGTAGTCAACTGCTTAATCAGCGATACGGGCCATCCAAGTTCATGTGCCAGTTTGTACCACAGGTACTTTTCTGGCCCTAATCGTTTTTTTCCGAGCCCTCGTCGGCTTTCTTGATCCTGAGGCCATTGAGTTCAATAGCAATCTCGAACAAAGCCTTTTGAGCAGTATCCGGCCATTCCTGGATTTTCGACTCAGGAATCAACTTGCTGTCTGCGTCGTACAAACAGAAAGACAGAAGGGTGCTATAAAGACCCTTGTAGTCTTTCATGCTCACGACCTCGCCATTCGCATCGCGATTAGTTCTCGATGCCGTCTTGTTGAAATACTCATCTCGCTGCGCCCCTGTCAACTCCTTGATGGAGTACCGAACGAACTCGCCTTCGGAGAGTTCGAGTTCGACTGGCTGAGACTTGCGGAGAACTGAAATTCGCACTGCATCTGACATAATTTTTTCACCCTTCTGCTACAAAAAAGGCGAACACTCGGGTTCGCCTGGAAACTAACAAGTGTTCGGCCAGGATTACGGAGCAGGCGTCGTGGTTGTGGTCGTGGTTGTAACCACGTTTGCAAGCACAGGCCCGATTTCTGCTGGGGTAGCGGCAGTTGACAAGTTACTTGGAATGAGTTCCAAAGTAGCCTGAGGACGCTCACCTTCTTTGAGAGCATCCGGCGTGAATTTATTCACGACGGCATAGAATGTGAAAGTCGCACCGTCTGGGAATGTGATGACGATTTGACGATTCGACCCGAGAATGTTCTGCATCTGCGGGATGACATTTGAATCATATGCTACCACAACCGAAATGGTTCCCAGAGTAACCAACTTCTTACCGAGGTTGGTTCGGTAGCGACCATTTCGCATCGTGGTCTGGTCAATAACTCCGTTGGCATCCAATTCGGGTGGGGTTACTTCGATTTCCTCGAAAAGCGCAGTAATCCCGGTGATCGCAATGAGTGTCTTGAACCCGTCTGTTAGCTTTGCCATCGTTTACTCCGAAATGGTGAGCAGGAATTGTTGTGCGTAGTGGTATCGCCGGGTCTGTTGTTCTTGCCCTGCAAATCCTATTGTATTAGATTTAGTGATGACTAGCAATTTTTGACCATCGGACAGAGGGAACCCGTAAACGGATTCAAACATATCCGAAAGCTGCTTAAGAACCCCACCTGCGGTAGAATCCACCCCCCTAACGCGAACTTCAATACGGGGATGCTCATCGCGTTTGCCGGATCGATGCTTCCGAGGTTCCAAACGACCACTCCCAATTTCATAGATTAAAATTGAGTTATCTGGCTGGTCTGGGACGTGATTGATGAATATTGAATATCCAAGGTTTGGGAGATTTGTCTCGATTACCTCTGCCAAGGCTTCTGCACCGGTCATATTCTGGACATCTCCTCTGCTATCATTCCGACCATAACGCTTTGGAACATATCAACTCCATGATCCATCCACTTCCACTGAGTTCCAGGGTGTATGGCTTCTTGAATCTCATCGTGTTGCTTAGCGGCGTACTTCTCGGGTTTTTGCAGTACAATACGCCCCGAAGATACGAATACTCGGTAGTGTGGGAATTCAGGCTCTGCCCCATATCCGATGATGGTTTCAGTCTGTAAGCCTTCTTTTTCCTGCATCCAGATACCAGACGCTTGCAGGGCTCCAGTTTCCTGCTTTACGAAAACGTCCGTATTCCTCAGAAGAGTATCAGCGGCATCCGCACTAGACTGCCTAAAGGCGTGTCCTAGATCCTTGGCGTATGCCCTAAGGGCCTTACTCAGCGCAGGCACTCCGTCTATTTTAACTCTCATTAGCCGCAAGCCTCGTAGAGCGTTTCGGTGTTTCGCAGGTTCGGAGTCATCGACGAGTCGATGACTTCATACACATCTGAGTTCTGCTTGGGGTTGTCCCAGTAGGCGGTATCGGCCAGTGTGCCCAATCGCATCAATCCGCCTACTTCTAGGCGGACTTCTGTGATCGTCTGCACCCGAGACATGACTCGGGTGTTGGTATTGCTCAGCACTTCCTTGAGCATCTCTTCCCACCGGCAGGTATACTCGACCGGTGATCCCCAAATAGGTTCGCCGGTCTTCTGTGTGCCTACCCTAGGCCAATAGACCATGGTCTGTTTCTGCGCACGCCTAATAAGTGACATCGGTGTTTGCCTCCTTACCGGCCCAGAACAGATCGAATTTGACCATGCCTTTGACGACCTTGTTATTCCAGACGGCAAGTTTGCCGCTGGAATCAAGCATCATGGCAGTGGTTCCAAAGTGCGTCAGGCCAAGTCCGTCTGCAAGACGGACTTGGTAGCTTGCTTGGATCGTCTTGACCTGCTCGCTTTGTATCCGAGGGTCACTGATGGCAATCAGGTGAGCCGAGAGATACCGCTCGACAAGCTCGGCGGTATTCACGTCTAGGGACGTTCCGATGATGTTCGTCACCATCAGAGACGCACTGTCAATCATCAACTGGGGATCTGGTACGTTCGTCGAGTCGTACTGGATGATCTTGTTGACGGCGACCAAAGTTGTTCTTGCCATTTATCACCCCACGATACTTCCGAGTGCGACCGAATCTCCGGCGTTGGCCGGAACCAGAATGTTGTACTTGCGGAGACTTCCCGTTCGGTAAACGATGTAGGTAGCCCCCTTAACCAAGTTGTTGAATTGAATGACCCCTTGGTTGTCGGCGGCGGCCGTCCGAGCGGCATCTTCCATGACGATGCCCGTCGATCCTGTAGGTGGTGACGATGCCTGGATCGTCACCTGCGCACCCGCCTGAGCGACTCCGTTCAGGTCGAACACAGTCCAGTATCCGGTTGTCCGTGGAGCCACGCTCGGCGTGACTCCACCGGTGCTAGTCAGCGTGTACGTCTGCGAGACGTTCCCGCTGACCACTAGCGAAACCGGAGTGAAGCTGAACCCTGCGGCGGTGATCGCGACGGTAAACGTCGCGTCATCGAGACTGAAAGTAGTCACACCGCTGGCGTTGGTAACGCCAGCATAGGTTTCCCCTGCCCGGTAAACGCGAACGGTGGCGGCTTCGACCGGATTGGCCGAGGCGTCTCGAACCGTGATCGTTACGATCCTCGCGCCCGACCCTTGGCCGGTCGCTCCGGTGATCCAAGCAGCATCGCCGCGATCTCGGATCGCTTCGAGCGAATCTGTCGTCTCGTTGTAGCCTGCCCCCGCTGTGGTCAAGTTGATTTCGGCTCGGGTGGTGCTATCTGCCGTTTTGCCTGCGATGGCTCCTAGCCATCGCGACATATAGGTGATGCCCGAGAACAGCGTTGCTGGGATGCGGGTCACTAGGGCAGTCACGTTGGCCGCCACGGCGGCCAACGCTGTGCTGGTGGCTAGGCCCGACTGGATTGCGGAAATCGAGTGAACGTGGACGGTTGGTATAACAATGAATTGGTCGCCCACAGTCGGAGCGGACGTGAACGCCTCTTCGACTGTAAACACCCCATTGCTGTTTACATACCCAGTGATTGGGCTGTTCTGCTCGTTCAGAGATGCCGCACTGATGAAGAGCAGAACGGCGTGCTTGAAAGCACCTGATGGGTAGTTGACATTGGAGGAGAAGGTAGTTGTCGTTGGAGTCGTCGCTGAGGTGACGGTTCCTTCGACAACGGTGTTGGACTTTTTGATGATGCTGATGTATTTAGCGAGACTATGTGCGACCCCATCGTGATCGTCAACATTTTCTTCTAGCACCGCATCGGCAATAGCCGATGCCGTAGGCACATCTGAAACTGCCGCTGGGTTTGCGGGCAGATTGTCAGTCTTGGCTTTGATTGCGGCTACCTCTGTGTCTACATAGGATGCCAACGTACCCAGAAGAGTCGTGATGTTTGCGAAGCTCGCGGCAATGTCGCTGGCATCTGCCGGGTCTACCGGCAGATTGTCAGTCTTGGCCTTGATTGCAGCTACTTCGGTATCTATGTACCCAGCTATCGTGGCCAGGGCTGCATTTACGCTCGCGAAGCTCGCGGCAATGTCGCTGGCATCTGCCGGGTCTACCGGCAGATTGTCAGTCTTCGCCTTGATTGCAGCTACCTCTGTGTCGATGTAGCTTGAGATGGTAGCAAGTGTGTTATTGACTGTTACGAAGCTGGCAGCAATATCACTGGCATCTGCCGGATCTACCGGCAGATTGTCAGTCTTGGCTTTGATTGCAGCTACCTCTGTGTCAACATAAGAGGCGAGCGTATCGACGCTCGCCTGTGATGCTCGCGAGGCAACAGTCGTTTCGTCTGCTACGGAGGCTGGGAACGTCACCGCCGCCGCTGCGTTGGCGTCTTGTCCGTTGATTTGCACTACGTTGGCTTTTCGATTGCGATTCTCAATCGAGAAGGCTTTGAGCTTGATGCGAGTCAAATCTTTGCCGTCGACTGTTCCCGCTGTGAAGACTACATCGTAGTCTTCACCTACGGCATAGAACGTAGCATCCGCCGATGTGTCAATTGTGACCATGTGAAGACCGGCCTTGCCGTCATAGTCCGCAGAGACGCTGATGCCGGACGTACTTTCCGTGACGCTGTTCTTGTACACAGCGAAAGTCATCGCTACCGCTGGTGTGGTGGGTACGAGGGCTTGGCTCAAGGTGTTAAACTTGATCCTAATCACCGACCCTGCTAGGAAATCACCAATGTATTCGCTCATGGTTTATTTGATTAAGGGGTGGTCTAGGGGATCGAAAGTACCGCCGCCGCCAGTCGCACCGTAAACTGGCGATTCCACAAGCGACAGAACATATGTCCGCCATGCTGCCGAATTGGTAACTGTCACGTTGGTCGTCGGCCAAATTGTTGTGCGGCTCAACTGGTGATCCAATCGCGTTTGCCACAATGAACTATCTGTTGCCGACTGAACGAGCGACATTCCTGTCGGACTTGACAGAGTATTTGCCGCATTGCGATTTTGCGCCCACGCTACCAACGCTTGATCGCTTGCGTTAGTTTGAAATGTGTTTGCCGTTTGTGCAGAATATACAATCGTCGTGCCCGTGCCGGAGTTGGTCGAAATGTAATTTGGAAACACAAGAGTTCCCGGGCCACCTCTCCAAACCGTTGCGTAAATCTGATCCGCATTTGTCCATGTGCCGTAAGACTCGGATGATGTCTGAGCAAACTTGTACGCGATAACTAACGAACCACTGCTAAGCGAGATTGCAACTCTCGTTACCCATCCTGCGGGAACTGTTGGAATTATTGATGCTCCATCGTTGTAGGCAAACCACAACAACAAGTCTCCCGCCGCATGCGTAAGCATGGTTCCGGTCGAAGCATTGACGGTACTAGACGCTTGCAAGGCTATTGTCACAGCTGAGGCTCCGTAGCAGGATCACCGTTCCAAACTGTCAGTTTTTCTCTTGCCGCTTGCAGCCTGTCCTGCCACGAGTCATCTTTCGCTTGTCGCACTAGATCCAGCTTCAACGATTCCAAAGCGTCATCCACGTCTTGCTGCGAGGCTGTGATCTTGTGGTTCTGTAATACAGACTCCATTCGATTCACTTCCAAAGCTAGCTTGTCTGCGCCCGGCACAATGCCGTACTCATGTAAAGTGTAGAGCTTCTCTTGGATGTCTTGGCGAGCCAGTGGCAAGCCAGTACCGGTTAACGCATAGACTGCCCACTTCGATCCGCCGTTTTCAAGAGCGTCTCGCAGAGCCTCGGTAGACGTATCGCCGAGGATCTCGGCGATGCCGCTCCAAGTCCACATACGAGTGTCGACGACATGAACATGCGGAGCGTTCAAGTCGGCGTACACTTGCGAAGCAGTCTTTTGTTGCCACCCAGGTATACTTGAAATCAGTGATCGTAGGTCAACAGCCATTCTGCGCTCCGGTTACTTGTCGGAAATCCGACTAGAATTGAGGTGAGTATCCATATTATCCACCCTCTCCGAGAGGTTATCCACTTTCCCCTCAATGGAGTCCAACCGTTCGGGCACGGAAGCCAATCGCTGCAAACTCGCCGATACGCTTTTCATCGTATCGTTCGCCTGTTCCAAAGTGGTGTTTAGGTTGTCTAAGTGCAGGAACCCGCGATCCCTTGCGGGGATCGCGATCTCCTTGCCGAACCAACTTGCGGCCCTCCACGCGCCCAGTCCAACAGCAATCAGAATGGCAACAACCACCCCGGTGGTTGTGTAGTTCTGTTCGGTCAAGAACCGATGAGCTTGAGAGGGGTCTACCGCTTGGGCAATGATGGAATGAGTGCGAATCATCTAGCCTGCTCCTTTTTCAGTCGTTCAAGTGACATTGCGCCGACAATTTCGTATGTCTTACCATTTTCCTGGATGAGAAAATGCGGCGTAACTGGAAAGGCGTGATCGTAGCAAATGCCGACCTTGTATCCGGCTTGTTCAAACTTTGGCCGCTGTACGGCCCACCACTGGTCGCAAGCCGGGCACGGCTTGCGAGAGAACATGATGACTTCTTTGAGTGCCTCGGCTCGCGGTGCTTGCGAAGGAGGTGCGAGATTGCATTCGCAATTCTCGCCACAGTTGCACACATCTACGCACTTGCAGACAGGGTTCATGCAAGCGATGGTGAACGGGCCGATCTTGATCGGCTCGTTCGGCTCGGGCTTTTTGGTAAGGTTCTTCGCGAACATGAACAGAACTGCTAGCACCGCGAAGGTGAACAGAACGCCGACTACTGTTTCTCTGGGCGTCTCGTTGCTCATAATTTGCTCCCCACAAAGACCCAGAAGTCGTGATACTTCGTGCAAACAAATGCGTCTTGCATTGTGAACAATCCGAATCCTCCTTCACCCCATCCTTGACTGTTGGTTGGCCCGTACATCGGGTCTTGGCTAGGCCCCCAAGAGTTCTCAATGTCCGGGTGAACCAGATCGTTGCCGCCAACCCACTTACCAGAGTGGAACAAGGTGGCGTGGTTGCCAATGCTTCCGCCTTGGACGGCGTAGCCGTTCCTCAGTCGCATCGAGTTGCCGCCAACATGCCAAGCGTGGATGACTTGATGATCTCTCGCGAGCGCGCTCGCGAGAGCGATCTTGAAGGTGTTGTAGTTGTCGACCGGTAGCTTGTACGCCTCGAAAGTGGTGTAGCTTGCAGCGGCGTCTCTCGCCACTTCCATCCACTTCGCTGGCAACTGGCTTTTGAGATAGATGTTGTCGGGGATTGTGTATTTGTCCTGACCTTTGCTCAAAACACGGGGAGCAATCCCCTGTTTTGAGAAAGCCATGCCGTCCTGTAGCAGAGATCCCTGATCTCTGCCCCGGTTGATGTGCATGTAGAGGTAGCAATCACTCAACACAACGTGAACAAGCCCATCCAAGTCCCGACCGTTGTGGAACGCATTAACGGTGGCCGATGCGTTGCACTTGCCAAGATTCCCCTGGTTCAACACCCACTTGAATCGGCGTTGTCGCATCTGCTTGTAGACATCACCCTTGAGGGACTTCTCAATGTCTTTCGGCTCAAGGTAGAAGTTCTCCCCGTACACTGGCATATCAGCCACGAGCGCACGCTCGGCGGGTGTCGGAGGGATGCAACCTACGGAAACCGTAGTCCCGTCTGGGAGTTTGAAGAATTCGGTTTCGCTCATTTCAGGGACTCCTCAAAGGAACTCTTCCATGCCACCACTTTGCGAACCTTAGTGATCTTCCCTTCGGGAAGATCGACATAAGCCACCAAAGGCGGCTCGATGTTCTTTGCTTTTGCTGCTTCGAGAATGGGCTTCGCCCATTCGTCGTCTTTGTCGACATCGCGGAACCCAACCAATTTGTTGGCTTCAACAAATTGGTTGGCGTTGCGAATCGCGATAGTCTGATCGACCGTAGCAGCAGTCTTTTCGCTGACTAGCACAACGGTCGACCCCGCTATGTTGGCAAAACTGCCCCTTCCAAGGGGCAGCTTGTCTCCGAACAGCAGGAACAAACCGCCAGCAATCATCAGCCATGGGCCGAGGCGGTTCTCGTTCATGCTTATTCTCCCGTCTTCTTTGGCATCGTGGCGCGATAGGAATCGCCCAAGATCCAAGCCGACACGATGCCTCCAATGAAGAGCAAAGTAGCTTCGGGGATCGGTTGCCCTGCTTGCAGTGCTTTGATTGCTTCGTAAACCGGTTGGATCAACGATCCGACAGCCAAGATGTTTCGCTTCGATTTCAAGAAAGCTGCGATGAAGTCTTTCATTTGATGCTATTCCTTTGGAGTTGGGGTGAAGATCAAAGTAACAATCGCGTGTAGATGCGTGGTTGCATCACTGACGCCTCGCTGCTCGAAGTAGTCCGTCAAGACTTCGACGGCATTGACTGCACGATCTCGATCAACTTTGGCGACATGGGAGCCGTCTTGGGGGGCTGGAATGGTCACAGGGGCAACTGGCTGTAACTGCTTGAGCAGTTCTGCCAGTTGATCCTGCGGGGCCTTGGGCTTACTGCCCCATGCCCAATAACCACCAACGGCCAGCAGAGCCAGTCCGATCATTGTGGTGATATCCATTAGTCGGCCCCCACACCTGTCAGGACTTCTTCGTCATCGAGTTCGACGCCCGAGGTCTTGCGATCCTGGAAGTATTTGATGACGGCCATAACGAGTTGGACGAGGAGAATGACCATCGCTGGATCGATCCCCACCAAAGCCTGATCCTTCTGTACCGCATCCCGAATCTGTTCCGTGTCTCCGTTGAATTGCTCGTTGTATTTACGAGCAAGTCGAACGGCCAGTCTGCGGTTTCTGAGTCTCAGTTTGCCAAACATTACTCGGCCTTCACGCCTTTCTTGGCCTCGGGCTTCTTGTCAGCCTCAACCAACTTGAACTTTTGTTCGCCAAAAACCGCGACCAAATCGCGATCCGACTCGACGACTTCACCCTTTGATGCAACCACCATCGGATTGTCGGATACTAGGTGTGATCCTTCAAGCAATTCGTACTTAGCCATGAGCTATAGCCCTAAAGCCCTTTGCGAAAAGAAACCCCGACTATATGCCAAGGGCTTAGCATACAGTCGGGGTGCAGCGGGTGGTCAGGTTGTCATTTCAGCGTTAGCTGAAGTGGACGATGCCGCAGTTGGAGTTGATGTCAACCTTCATCTGAGGAACCATCATCGCCATCACTCGGAACTTCTCAAGCAAGCCGCCACGCTCTTGCCATTGGACTGTTTGAATGTCCATTCCGATGATGGTGCGAACAGTGCTGGAATCTTCTTGAACGAGCAACAGTTGGTTGCCGGTCAAGTAGTCACAAATTTCGACACTCGAAATTTGTGGGATCTGCTCGATCATCCGTTGCAACGAGGTCGAATCGTAGCTGGTGGAGAACGGACGCAGCATGTATTGCAGGAAGCCCGTCGAGTACCAGAGCTTGAACGGCCCGTAGTGGAACTTGTCGTAAGCCAGTTGGATCATCGACAAGACGTTGGTGTAGGTATCGTTTGGAACCCAACCAACACCTGCGGGGTTGGCTACCGAACCGGTGAGCCGGTTCGGGAAGTTGGTCAACCCATAGAGGGTCGCCCCGCCGAAGGTGAACGTGCCGAAGGTTCCCAAATGGAGCTTCTCAGCTTCTTCTGCAACCTTGATCGCAGCCAATTCCAACATCGAAGTGTCGAGTGGCGTATTGCCGTTCCGACTGGTAGCCAACTGACGACTCGACATGGTGACTTCTTTGCTGATGATCGGCAAAGGAAGGTTGACCAAATCGTAGGTCGGTCGGTCGTTGTCACCAGGAGACAGAGCGTCCATCGAAACGCGAGCCGCGCTGATGTCCGATTGTCGTTCGTATTGGTAAACCGTCTTGCCGAACCCGTTCGGCAAGTTGACCGCGAGGCCAGAGCTTCGCAGCCAGTTGACGATCTTGAGTCGCTTACGCGCCGCCTTGACGACTACGTCATCGACGTACTCCCATTCGTCCTTACGCAAGGTAGCACCTGCGTTGGTGACGTATGCGTTGACAATCGGATTGCCGTTGCTATCGACCTTACCAGTGTTGTGGTTGATGTAGGATCGACCATCTTCACCTACGAATGGGCGAAGAATGTTGGTGTCGAATCCACTCGCCAAAAGTTGGGACGAAATGCTCCCCGACGCTTGGCTATTCAAAACGAATTCAATGTTTTCCATGAGAGTCGGTGTCCCTTACTAGATGAAACGAACTGCGATCAGGTTTTGGGTTGTGACGTTCGAGGCTTCCTCGCAGATCGCAAACACCTTAACCGGCGTTCCGGTGGTTTTGATGAGAGTTCCGTCACCGCCGGAGATCAAGAGATCCCCAACTGCGACGTTTTCGTTGGCCTTGAGGCGGGCGTATCGCTTGGCTCCGGGGATGACATACTCGGCATAAACCCGAGTGCCTGCGGCAGCGGCATCGTCTGATCCCAAGCCTTGCAGAGCATCTTCGTGGAGAATGAGGGTCGCACCATCACCACCAGAGGTAGCGTGTACATTGCACTCGGTCGCCGAAGTTCGGCGAACCAACATGCCAGGACGGAGAGTTGCGCCGGATGCGACCAAGAACTCCTCTTGGACTCCATCAGGCCCAGCCAGTCGAATCGTGTTTGCAGCAGCAATCGTCATTTGTCACTAAGCCTTTGCTGAGAAAGTGGACGGAGCTAGGAATCCTTTGACCGCCGAGGCCGAAGGCTTTTCAATAGGAGCAGCAGACCCGGCATACAAAGGAGCCGAAGCTGGTGCAGAAGCAGTGGGGGCAGGTGCGGCATTCACCGCGAATACTGCCATCTTGCTGAGCGTTGCTGTTGGCAACACTGCAAGTTCTTCCTTGCTGAATTGATTCTTTTCGTTGGCTACGATCTGCTCGATCAAGCCATCGCGGTGTGCGGTGTTGACGGCGAAGGCTTCTTCGATCTTCGTCTTGACATCGGCAGGGGCCGATGCAAGAAGCTCGTCGAGATTCTTCGGAGCTTCGTTAGCGACCGGGACTTCAACAGTCACGGTTCGTTGCAACTTGGCGAGTGCTTCAACCTGAACATCGGAGAGGTTGGTCACAAAGTCTTTGTGTTCGTCGCCAAGTACGGCGAGGATTTCATCGCGTTTCATTTTGACCTTCTCATTGACTATAAGAGGTTTTGATTCTCGAACTTCTTGTATTCGATTCTCTAATAGTTTACCCTCTGCTTCAGTCGCCGCCAAATTTTCAGCAGATTGGGTATTGACATCTGCGGCTTGAGAGTCTTTGTTGACCAGCAACCCCGCGCCGTCTTTAAGCGAACAAGCACCCACACCATTGACGATTACCGCAAGGTGATCGGGACGAAAATTACGGGCCTTACCCGTAAATTCCTTACCGTTGTACTGACCAGAGAACACTTCTTTATCAACGAAAAGACCGGTAGAAACTTCCATCGGCTCTTGCTTCGCAAGAGCCGTTTTGATAGCTTGGCCGCCGGGCACTACATCCAGTCGCGTTTCGTCAAACCACGCTTCCGCACGAAGTTTTTTCGTGCGGGCGTTCCAAGAGGTGTTGAGAACCATGCCAACTCCAAAATCCTCAATGGATTCGGGGAGACATCCCGATACGAACTGGTCACCCCGTTTGGGGTGACCTACGGTGATGGGCTTGTGATTCCAAGAAGCGACGGACTTGGTAATATCGGACTGTTCGTAAAGAATAGGCCCTTGATTACCGGCGAACACGCCTTCAACGATCATTGCTACGGGAGCGACGAGGTAGCTTCGACCCGCCAGTGTTTTCTTCTGAACTTTGCTCAGGGCTAGATTCGCTACCAATGTTTCCATCTTGAGATTCCTGTACAGGGAGTTCGATTCCCGCGAAAGCCTTGGACGCAATGCAAACGAACTTAGGGAACAGTATCCCGTAGGCTTGCTCGAAGGGAGCAGACTGCGCATCAGCCAAAATCTGACGCAAAGCCAGCACAGAATCATTATAACTTATGCTGCAATGGTCGCAATTTTCGACGCACGGGCTCGAACAGCACACTTGGAGATCTGCCTCGTGTATGAGGCTCTTTAGCTTCGCAGATCCGAGGAATACTTCCCCTTGTTCGAGCAATTCGACAACTTCTGCGGCGAGGTCTGGGTTGAAATTACGCATTTGGCGGATTCTCCTTTTGGACTACGTTAGGGGGTGTTTTGCTGGGGTCTTTGGTATCTGTGGGCTTGGGGACATCGGGGATGCTTGAGGGCGTGTTGTTTTCCTGGCCGGACATCCCCTTCGCCAATTCTTGCAGAACTGGTGAGAACTCGGATCGCTTAGCCTTGGATATCGCCTCAGCCTCCTCAAATCGCAATCCCATAAATTTCGTGAGCCATTCGACCAAAGGAACAGCAGACTCGGCTCCGGCAGTCGTGTACCTAGCCAGGGCTTCGGTACGCTTGAGTCCGATTTCTGCCTTCTCTCCCTCAGTCATCTCGGCAAGTGGCTTCCACTTGACGATGTAAGGACGAGGCTTGCCGTCTCGCTTCTTGGTAGGCGGCAGTGCGCCGAACTGTTGGATCCGGTTGATCGTGGCTCTGATGATCTTTGGGGTGACGAAAAGTTCGCGTCGTTGGGCGATCTTCTTCTTCCACGCATCTTCATCTTGTTCATTGGTCTGATTGCCACCGTAGTTACCAACCAGTTTGGTGATTGGGTATCCCTTAGCCGCCGCAATCATCCGCAGAGCATTGTCAATGAACGGTTGGGGGGAGACTAGGGTGGGGGTCAGGGGCTTGACCTGCACACCCACCCCTGCGAAGTATCGTGACATGCCTTGTTCGTACTTGTAGATTTCGTCCTTGATCGCTTCGCGATCTTCTTCGGTGAGTTCGCCGTTTTGGGGATCCACCTCGAAGGCGTAGCCGGGAAAGCCCCCTTTCCAGTAAGCCTCTCCCGAAGCTGCGTTGATCTTACGCACATCGAAAAGTCGGTTGAAAACCGGTTCCATCCTCGGAAATCCAAAGATTTCGCTGGTGGTAAGGCGAGTATCCGCAACATGGATAACTCGCGACCAGTGAACTTGTATGGTATCTGTTACAGGAGTAGCATTCCTGTCTAGAGTCGAATCAATGGTGTCCTGAAAATCCAGTTCATAGAGCCTAGGTTGGCCATACCGAGGATTGTTACGATCCCTCTCCCACTCAGCAATCCTTGCTGAGGATTGGTCGAAAACTCGGTAGTACAGGACATTGGCAACGCCTGGGGAGTTAGCAACGCCGTCTTCGGTGAAACCCGGAGCAGGGAGAACAAACTCCTTCCCATCGTCTAACCCGATAAACAAAACGGCATACTGGCCGATACCGGATACGGTATCGACCTTCGCTAGGTATTCGTGGAGGCTTGTCTCCACGACGAATGTAGAGACGGCCTTCTCGAAAGCCGTTTCGCGGCCTTCGTCTGTCTCGTAGATATCGGGGTATTCTGACCAGGATTCCTCGGGTTCTAGCGTCACGACTCGCTGTGCGATGTCTTGGCGGCGGTACATTTGAACGTAGTCGTCGATGGAGATCGACTCTGGGTAGCCGACCTCATCGTCGATGTCCCGATCTTCATTCTTGCCGTCGAGCAGGCTGTTATAGAACGCAGCACGGGACAACATGGCATTGGTGATGATGGAGTCTAGCTTGCTCATAGGATTCCCAGTCTGGTTCGTTGTTTATCAAGCATGGAGAAAGCACCCGAGCTTGCGTCTACTTGGTCGTCGTGCTTCCCGTTGGGGAAGTATGCGAGTTCTTCGAGGTAGGGGGTATTAAAAGCTCCCTTTACCATGTAGACATTCCCGGCATTGACCTGCACAGAGAATGTGTCTGCTCGGAGTTCCTTCTTGCCGGAGGCTAGGTTAGGGTAAACGCGAAAGCCGGACAGCCTCTTGACGGAATCCCGTACAGAATCCACGCCCGATGACCCCGGCTCACGCTCAATTCCAATTCGGACGGATTTCCCATCCCGGTTCGCACAAGCGACGATTTGTCGTTCACGCTCATCGGATGACCATTGGCCCCGACAGATGTCAAGGATCCAATATGAGCCATCCTTATGTAACCCCATTTTAACACCAACCGACCAGTCGCCGCCACCTTTGGTCGCAGCTTTGTCCCAGTATCGGACAATCTTGGAAAAGGCATCGATCCCCGGCGGATACTCAACAATGTTGATTCGCTCAGGTTTGAACATACCCCCACCTAGCGGGATTGGATCTTGGAGGATCTGACCTGAGTAGCCGAACTGTCCAAGCTCGACCTGCATCCGGTCGAGCGTCGGACGAGATAGTCGCACAGGGTCGAATAAGCCATTCTGATAGTAGTCTTGTAAGCTGGCTGGTTTGACTGCTGGGGTGATCTCACCCGGCAGGCAAATGTGCCGAACAGCGGCTTCTCCCCGTTCGATGTAAAGGGTGGACGGGTCGTCTTGGTGCAATCTCTGCATGACCACGAAGGTAGGCGTAAGGTCTTTGTTGACCTTACGCGAAGAGATGGTTTCCTTACACCAGTTTTTGGCGGTTTCCAAGTCGGCTTTTGATCGAACTTCCCTCGGGTTGATCGGATCGTCGATGACGATGATGTGTGCGTGCATCCCCGTGACCGATCCCCCAACGGCGACGGCGTACCGGTCGCCGTTATAATTGTTGGCCCAGTGACTCTTCGAGTTAGTATCCTTGCTGAGTTGGATATTTGGAAACGTCTTCTGGTACAGCGGAGACTCTACGATCTGCCTGGACTTGCCAGACAAGTCCAGGGCCAGAGCGTCGGTATAGGACGCACCGATCATCCGAAGGTGGGGCATGCGAGTCCAGGCCCAAGGTACGAGCATCACGCTGAACAGCGTTGACTTGCTCGTACCGGGGGAGATGTTCACCAGAAGATCGTTGGGCGAGTTCTCTCCTCGAAAAACTCGTTCCATTGCCTCTTGTATTGTGTCACAGAGGAACTTAATATGCCAGTTGCATACCAAGGGGTCTTTGACGATGGTGTGCCAGAAATGCTTAACGAACTCGAAATACGAGGCGCGGCAAGTCGAGGCGAGTAGGTCGTAATAGTCAAATTTCACAAAATAGCCCTGTAGACAAAAACCTGATACCCAGTAAGATACCATTAGTTCTTTTAATTCACAAGGATTCTATGACAAACGCAGCAGAAGAGATGATCGAACCGCCAACCAGACAAGAGATGGCGTCCGACGAGAAATTGGCACGCCGCATCTTGACTCGAACCAAAGATCAAGACATCCGAATACTCTGCAAGAATTTCATCAAGTGGGTGGCACAAGTAGATCGGTACGCCGATTCGATCTACCCCTGCTTCTCGATGATGGAGAAGGAGATTCGTCAGCACGGTGCGTCGTTTTCTTTGGAAAACGACGGAATCTGGAGGCTACGATCTTCTAAAGGGAAGATCGTAGTGACTGGAACAAGTCTGAAAGACTTGTTCGTGAACCTGATTCTCTGGCAAGGGGATTGGCCAGAGGACGAGTTTCTAGAAGATTGCGCTACCGAGGAGGACGCGATCTTTGAGCCAGATAGGCGAAAAACACCGAAAAACAGAGATAGTACCAACGTATAACATGAGGATAGCCCGTTTCTAGGGCATACCCATGTACGAAGGATTACTATGTCGACCGAACCAAATTCCGAAATCGGACAAGCTGTCAATGAACTTCTTACCACCGTAGTCGATTTTAAGACCCCCGGCGGGTTATTAGGGGCAATGGTCGCCTTTACGCGAGGGCTGGCGGCTTGCGCCGCCGCCCACAATGCGTTTGCAGATTCGGATCTCTCTGAGAGTAAATTCAAATACAACATTGAACACTCTGGCACAATTTTCGATGTCATTGAATCCGCCGTCTGGCTCTCTGACGAAAATTCTAGCGATTCTATGAGCCAGGAGATGCTCGATGAGTCGTTCGCATTGTTCGGCAAGCTCCTTGGCAACAAACTCAACAAATGCGACATAGTAACAGCAGTCTTAGAGGAGGAGGCGGTTTCAGAGGATTGTCAGTTTATTGATCGAGCGACCTTCGCCGTGAGAAGGTTGTATGTGCTGACATATTTGCGAATCGCCCTTGCCCCTCTTGCTCATGCGATTTCTGAGGAGATGTGGGATAGCTTTGCCCACGAGTTCTACGAATCCGTGCAAAAACATAGTGTGGAAAAGACGAAAGAGATCATTACTCGCCTCAATGAGATGTCCCCCCCAATCCAGAAAGGGGCACGATAATGCCAAGAGCCAAGAAAGAAATCCAGACGCCACAGCCAGACTGGCTGTGGCGTTATCGCGTAACCGTGTTGCGAGTCGTCGACGGCGATACCGTCGAACTGCTTTTCGACCAAGGCATGGGAAATTGGTCTATGGAGACTTGTCGGCTCTATGGCATAAACGCTGTGGAGTTGCGACAAGACGGCGGCGAGGCCGCTAAAACGAACTTGGAGGCCGAAATAGAGGCATCTTCTATAAGCAGAGGCAAGTTCAATCTCCCTGTGGTCTGGGCCAGAACGATCAAAAACCGCGCCGAATCCAAAGAGATCCAAGAGAAGTACGGTCGATATCTTGTAGAACTCTACTCAACGGCAGAGGAGATGGATCGAGGCTTCGCGCATTCGATCAATCAGGGTATGATCGAGAACGGTTTTGCCAAGCCGTATTACGGCATCGGAAAGGTAAAATAGAAATGCTACATCCTAGTATTTTGTGTACTGTCTGCCAGTATTACCACACAAAGCTCCAGCTTGTTCGGAGCTTTTTGCAGATGGTTCCCGAGGATACTCGGGAACCTATGACCAGTCCGCAGTACAAATACTCGTATGGGGTGGCGTTTGACCAGCCCTCGATGAGCTTTGAACTGGTCGGATATAGGGACTGCATTGGCAGAAAGTGGGATTATCAGTATGTTGAGGGCGGTGTCGTGCTGTGTATGCAAGGCAGTTCGGAGTCTATGAAGGCTCCGAACCTCTCAGATTTGGTGGTTTTTTACTCGGAAACCGAGTTTTCCGAGTGGTTAGGAAAGATTTCAGATGGCAGATAAACCTAGTTTGACAACAACGGAGGAGAAGCTCGCTAGTGTCGTTTCGGCACAATCGAAGATGATCTCGATGCTTATTACCAATCGAAGACTTTTTGCAGCGTGCCTGATTGCTGACGTATCGGCATCGAAATCCGTGAGGGAGCGTGCTGAGAAACTCCTTAGCTCGACTAACGATGATTTGATCCCTGAGGTCGATGCCTTCGTTCAAGGCTTTTGTGACGAACTACCGCACATCTTCCGAGCGTCTGACGACTCTTTTGAGGACGAAGAGGACGAAGAGGACGAAGAGGACGAAGAGGACGAAGAGGACGAAGAGGACGAAGAGGACGAAGAGGACGAAGAGGACGAGCCAGCACCGCCTTTCGACTCAGCGTCTCAAGCCTACCGAGACGAAGTTTCGTACATCGTCTCGAAGATGCCCTCGGACGAGCATCTTCGGACTAAGGGTGCTGATCGCATGTTCAAGATCCTTAGTTGGCTTCCACGGGTCGTGGACTTCACCCACCGCACTGTCTCGATTGACGCGCGACTGCGAGTCCTTGTGCCTACGCACAAGGACGAGAAAGGCGCGGACGTATACCAGAGCTTGGTGTTCAATACGAGTTTGTTCGATCCGAAGACAAAATCGCCTGTCATTGAGTATCCGATTGGTGGGGATCTGCTGTCCTCGGACGGCCCCATCTACCTAGCCAATTCTTGGAATCCAAAACTGTCGCCGGATATGCCAGTCGAAGTCGAAGTCACCCTCAACATCGGGTTCGATTTCTTTGATGTCCCAGATGCCCCGGTCGCCGAGGCTCCAGAGTTTCATAGCGAGTACGATGAAGTAGCTCCCAAGCCTGCTTGGGAGCCAAAGGTTGGTGATTGGGTAACAATCACCAAGCCTGAGGACACAAAGAAAGAGCCTGGATGGGTTGGCGAGATGGACAAATATCTCGGCAAGGCTCGGCAGATTGCCTCAGTCAGGAGCCAGACTGGGTTTTTCCACCTGTGCGTCCCAGCAGACCACGATGACTGTCGACAAGGCCGATCACTCTGGACTTTCCACAAGGATTGGATGACTCCAGCCGAAGCACCCGCTGAGGCCAAAGCCGAGGATATCAAGTCTCCGCTAGAACAGACGGTCGGCGAAAAGATCACTATCGAAACAGATGGTTGGGTATTCAAGGGGTTTGCCACGAAGGTTGCTGCATCGTCCTGGCAATCCGGCATAACCACTGCGGTGGATTTCACCTTCTCGCCAACCTCCTGCGAACCGAAGAAGAAGCAGGAGCCAGAGGCTCCTGCTGAGGCTCCCAAGCCCGGCAAGCGGCAGATCACCCATGCCGACCTCGGCAAGCGAGTCGTCGTAACCCACCGAAAGGATGGGTACGAGTCCAGTTACTCACGCTATCTAACCAGCATCACAGTCCGGCCCTCCCGTCCAGATCGTGTCGAGTACGGCGTGAAACGCTCTCGCGAGTTCGATGACTTCCATTCCGACATCCTTGTCGTCTACCCAGACGACCCCAACTCGGAATACCAAGTCGAACTCGCCAACGGGTAGCCCAGTCTAACCAACCCAAAAACCTACCTAAACCAGCAGGATTAAAACCCTGCTGGTTTTTTCGTTTAACTGACAACCACCCCCTACAAGACTACACTAATAGCAGATCCCATCCACCCCTCACAAGGAACCCTGCTATGGTCGACCTCCAAACTCTCCTCCTAGTGGTAGCTATCCTCGCCCTCTGGGCACACACAACCCATCTAGCCCGCCGTCTTCAAGACGTAGAAGCCATCCTAGACGATCACGACGATGAACTAGAGTATATGTGGGATTACCAGAATGAACGCTGGCAGGTCACCGCAGAGCAGTTCCAAAACATCGATGCTATCTTCTCCCAGATGTTCGGCCCAGATCACGAGCCCGAGTAGCAATACTACGAACCCCATATCGAAGCCCCGGCAAGCCGGGGCTTTTTCGTTTGTGTCTCACATTCCTAGCTTTGTGATACACAAGCTGCGGTGCTAGCCATCGGCTGGCAGCTAGTGACTATTGGGCGATGGTCGCTGGCGACTAAGCGATCCGCAGAGCGGATCGCGGGTGGTGGGGCTATGTCCGGGTGTGTCCAGACTTTCCAGATGTCCAGAGCTTGGGGCTGAGGGTTAAGCGATCCGCAGAGCGGATCGCGGGGGTTAAGCGATCCGCAGAGCGGATCGCGGGGGTGGGATCCTCGATTCCTGAAAATTTTAAAATTTCTAAAAATTATATGTGTGGCTGGGCGGCCTGGGGGGGTGTACTAGTACACCCCCACACCCGTACACTCGACTGACCTCCCCCCCCCATCGCAATTGCAATTAAATTGCAATTTACTTGCAATCGGTTTGCTATTGCAAATCGATTGCAAGTAGGCATGGCATGCCATGCCTAGGCATGGCATGCCTAGTATAAGTTTTCCTATATAGCAAACGGCGTACCAATTAGAAATACTGAATATCGTGTTTTGCGAACTCCGTGTGAGAATAACCGCCCTAAACCATAGGTTTAGGGCGGTTATAGCCCCATAAACCTAGCATAAGTAAAACCGATTTTCGGTTTTAAGGGCTCTAGCATCGCGATACAGAGGGGCATTTCTTGGGGGGTGTCAATTGTCGCACTACGAAATACGATGCGTCAAAACGCAAATTTGGAATTATCATGAATTCTAATGCTAGAACTATTTTGGCATTTTGCCAAAATAGTTGGGGAATTGGCACGGGATTTGTTCGCGAGCGTGCGCGGTAATTAAAAGGTATACCGTCGACGGCTCAGCGGCTCGACTCTGTCGAGCCGTCGACGGCTCAGCGGCTCGACTCTGTCGAGCCGTCGACAGTACGAATAGCCCTGATATAAAATCCTCTAATTCTAACATCTCGGGATATAACTAAAAACGATATAGCTAAAAATGGTAAAAATAGTAAATAGGGGTTTACTCGATTGCCGATATAGCTACAATCAATACGGGCTCGATTCCCAACGGTGGGAATCGACAATCCAGGAAACCATTGTAAGGGGTTTAAACATGTCATTAATGTACGATAGTCTGTTCAACGGATCTAGGAAACCATTGTCAAATGAGCTTCAAACGGAATACGATGCGATGACGCAAAAGCTAGAAGCTCAGATTGCAAAGATGTCGGATAAAGAGAAAGAAATCGAATGGGCAAGAATAAAAGCTGAGCCCCAAGCAACCCAAGCAACCCAAGCAACCCAAGCAACCCAAGCAACCCAAGCAACCGCAAAAATGATAGTTGAGAAATATACCGCCGATGAAATCTTGAATGCCTCGCGAAAAGAGATAGCAAACGCGCGTAAGGTAGCCAAATCATTTGGTTTTAACTACCTATTATCGGTCGACAGCGACCCGAAAACGGCAAAGAGCAATAAGGCGAATAAAGGATTTTATACGGCAATCCAGTATTTCGCACCCGGTAAGAAATCCGGTTTTCAAGTATGTTCATCCGCAGGCAGTTGTCTAAATCCGTGCTTGGATACTGCAGGCAATCCGATATACCAACCCGCAAAGGATAAAGCACGGTCGGCCCGTACTCGATTCTATTTCATGGCACGAAAATCGTACTTGATCCTACTGGTAGCAGAAATCCGCTCATTTGTCGCCAAATGCGAAAAGCTCGGGTTGAAACCTGCTATCCGATTGAATGGCACGTCCGATATTCTATGGGAATCATATGGTTGGCTGTTTGAGGAATTCTCTGAAGTTGTTTTTTATGACTATACCAAGCATACCAAGCGTATGAGATTGGATTGGAAGTTACCCGGTAACTATTACCTTACATTCTCACGACAATTAGAAAATCACGACGACACCCTACGGATTGCCCATAGCGGGCGCAACGTAGCGGTGGTTTTTCGTAAGAAAAACCTTCCCACCTCTTGGAATGGATTACCGGTCATTAATGGTGACGAAACAGATCTGCGTTTTTTGGATCCATTTGGCGGATATGTCGTCGGATTGTCCGCCAAGGGTAAAGCTAAGAAGGATACCAGCGGATTTGTAATGGAAAATGAAATCTCTTGGCCATCATCCGCAGTTGTATAAATCGGGATCGACGGTCGACGCTGTCGACCGTCCGCAGGGAAAAACGGTCGACGCTGTCGACCGTTTTTTTTTGTCGACCGTCCGCAGTGCCTTGGATCCCTCGGGATCGACGGTCGACGCTGTCGACC